ACCATGGATGGGATACACTGAATTTGACTCAATGTTACAGGCATGTATTGCAAGGGCAAAAGACTTCCGAGCAGCGCCCGATGAACCAGAACCTGTCCCAGAAGAACCTGTGGTTGAGGAAGTGGCGGGATATAGATGACCCATGAACCTCTTTGGACTGATCATGAATTTAAGATGAATCCAAAGAACTATCAACTTCGTTTTCAGGTTATGTGTGAGATTGTAAATGAAGTGCTGGATGGGCGTAGACCAAATACGCCATATATTAGGACTCTCACTGAAAACTTAATCTTGAAATTGGTAGTCAATGCTCCGGAATTAGCTGAATGTTTAGCTCTGAGCCTCGATGATCTGAATAATGCCTCGTTATAGGCTCATAGAGACATTTTTTTCGTAGCTTCGATGGATTACTCAAAGCAAGTGAAAAAAGTTTAAAATAAGAGGTAAATATATAATTACACATCATCACTGCGTGGTGCGTCAACAATAATACATAGCTTGGTCTTACAATCACCACATTTACATCGAATAATATTGCTGTCTCTGTGAACATCGATCATTGCAGTATCATCATCGCGGGTGCTTCCGCATACAGGGCATGCTATAACACCGTGGTCATCAATCCATCGATTTAAATCACTTTGAAAAATAGTCCACTCACCGTCTTGTTCTATCCACACATTATCTATAACATCATTATGCTTTGGCTCATAACGGTGTTTTCTAAAAAGATTTAATAAGGAGAAGCTAATCCCTCCTACCAAGTACTTTTTAAACAAACTGCAAAAAGATATGCCACCGCGAGTAAACCAGTGATAGCAAATATGCTTTCGAATCCAGGGCCTTCTTCAACGGGTTCTACATCTTCCTGTGTGACAACTTCACCAGTTGCTTCATTGATATAAACAGGATTTCCATTATCATCGTGGGACATGATAAAGCCCATCAGTAGAAGCGTATTGAAGTCGAATCCGGATCCATAATACACATGGTGATATTCTTTACCATGATACTTATACTTATTTGGGAAGTATGTTTTTGGAGTACTTGCCGTGATCTTATTCGTACCGGCTACATATGGCTTGGTCTTATATGATCCAGCAATAACATTTCTACCATTTGTATTGGATACGGAAAGCGGCTTACTGGTTCCAAATACTGCGCTCTTTGAACCTGTTGATGGAACACTACCATACACGGAACTTCTGGACATCGACGGACTAGATGACGATACAGATCTTGATCCAAACGAAGATGAAGAACTTCTGGCTCCACTACTACTGAAAGAACCTCCTCTGGCTCCACCACTAAATCCGCCACCCAGAGCAGCAGCAAGGCCAAATGATGGTTGATCATCATACGTGGTAGTAATCGAATTCATTCCAGTTACCAGATCGGTCTGGTAAGTTTCACCAACAGCTGTAAAGCATGTGGCCAACATCACACATATCAGCGTGACAATATAATTTCTCATGTTTACTCACCTGTACACAATTTCACATTGTTTTTTATTACCGTCAATAGCAATTACCTGTAATTCGATTATTTCATGTTCATCGAGAGTACGAAATTCTTCGGGTAGGTATTCTGCATTGATAGAGTCTAGCTGATGTTGTTTTTTTAATTCCGTTAAACCAGCGACATCAGTTATGATTGTTATGCGTTTTAATTCTTTTGCCATGAACTACTATACAACATATGAGCATAAAAAGGTTTCGCTTGGTTATAGTGATGATAGAGTTTTTTGAGATAACCAAGGATGAGCTTCTGCGGGTTTTAGATGCTCATAAGTCAGCTGGTTTTGTTAGACTAATACCATCTGTGCGCGAGAACATAATAGTGTTTCAAAGTGAATATAATACGTTTCCTGGCTCTCCAGCGATATCGTTATATACCGACGCTGAAGTATCTGGAATTGTAAAAAACGATTCACATATAAATCCATATATTTTAATAAACGCCCCCGGTATACATTTAATATCAAAAATGGGAGAACTTATTGAAGTGAAATTCACAATCGAGAACGAGGAATTACAACACGTTCAAATAAGCGACGAAAAAAGTGCGGTGGTTATTCAGTTTTAAGTCTTGGGAATATCGCGAATTTATTATCACGACAGCGAATATCCACTTCAACATTATTATATAATTGCTTTATTTGATAAGTAGACATAATAGCTACTGCGAACAATTCAGCGGGTGTATGAGGTCTGCCCTGTTCCAGCATATCATAGCACTCTTGCACTGCGCAAGTTATGCGGATATCCTGTTCAACCTGAGCCTGTTTTTGTTCGTAAATGGTATGCGATAAACCTTTCGGCTTCGCATTTACCTTTTTAGTCACCCTTGATTACTCCTAGAGACTTCGCTTTTCCTACTCGGATCTGATTCGGTAGCCAGTTGGGAGCCTTCGCGGGCTTGGCTTGCATACTACAAGAGATCCTGTATTGGAAATTTCTCCGCTTTGCTCTAACTCGACTCTTTTCAGTCAGCACAATTACATATTCGGTTCCATCGGCTGGCATCATCGTTGCCGCCTTCAAAGCGGCCTGTCTTGGTTGCTTCCCGGTAACTACATGCTCTTCATTATCTACCGGAGACACAAACTTATATCTCTTCTTATTATCCTCTGTCATATTTTATCACCATTAGGGGCTGTGTAAGCGCTTTAAACCTAGTCTAGCTCAAACGCCTAACACAGCATCTATATATACACATTAATACTATTTAAAGCTTTCGCATATTTTCTTGGCTTTTGATGGTCCTATTCCCCTGATTTTCTGTAGCTCTTCAACTGACTGATTAGCAATATTACTTACACTGCCGAAGGTATCAAGTAGTGTAGTTGCTATGGTATTTTTAATACCAGGAATCATACAAAGCATTGATTTAGCTGCATACCTAGAATCAGCATGTGGCAACCACTGATAAATATCAGGACCATTTATTATATTTCTAGCATACGAAAATATAAATTTAAAAGTTATTACTTCGTTCTTGCTAAAATAATGAATCGGAACATTACATCCTTTTGCATCTCCGGATAATGCTCGGAGAGTATCCATATCAATAGCCTTTGTTTTCCAATCGCGATATTTCTTTCTTCCACTGACAAATGAAAATTCTGGAGTTGCCGCTAATACTTCATCCACTGATCCAAAAACGGCAACAAATCCCGGAAATCCCATTTGAGTCATTTTTCCAATTTGTTCACCAAGATGCCCGCTATTTTTACTGGTCCATAGATCCGGAATAAGCTTTAACTCCACATATACTGGGTGGTGGGTAGCAACGTCATCTCCACAAGGATCAATATCTTCGATTACCATATCGCATGGTAAATCAGCGAAACCATCAAAAATAAAATCACTAGGTAGAGCAGCTTTAAGTGATTCTGCTCTACCATGGATTTTTTCATTGTTATCAAGCTGTACGTGAAACATCGATTTAACCTCTACCAAGTAGATAACCAGTTGTGAATGCGATCATTGCAATCAACACTAAGTCAATCATTTAAGTCTGCCTCGGTTTTCTGAATATCAAGTACAGAATTACTCCAAGTACCGGTGCTAATATAACCAATGCTAATCAAAGAGTTCCATTCATGTCACGATATTCTATATCTCGGTATACTAAATATACCAATATTGCATGTGCAATAAGCCATTCATACGCCATTTACTTCAACCTCATTAATACCCATTCTACAATTTTTGTGGCATCTGGTTTAGTTAAATTGTAATATTCATATAGTTCTTCATCCAAAAGATTACGAATGTCCTCATGGATGCTATCTGATTCGTGCTTATTTTGCATTCGGCCAACAGTTTCGTATCCATCAAATGAATAATCTAACATTATATTGAGATTATCATATTGGTCAAATACATGCATAACCAAGTCGGCCAGTAACTCTGTCTTAGATTTATCATATATGATCGATAACAACAACGGCGAGTCTGTTACTATTACATCAACCTTTCCATCACATTGCCATTGTTTGTGTGATTGCTTACCGAATACATAGATCTGATCATCTAGTGTTCTGAAACTTTCTTCCCAAATGCGAGATTTTGCATATTCTTGTATCAATTCGCAATTAATACCCCGCTTTTTTAACAACGCGAATACTTCAGCAGACATTACTGATTTTCCTTTTCCTGGGCCAGCGAACATATTAACTACTAGCATGATTTATCTCCATTTTATTTTTTTGATACCGTGTTTTAGCTTCATTACCACAAATGAGTCCAAGCATAAAGTCCGTTGATAGCCGTTCAGGATCATCCTTAAGTGTCTCGTGGTGTAGAGCAAGATGTTCACACACACCATATGAACAATGAAGGATCGTAGCGCGTTTCTCAGCGAGATCCTTTTTCAGTTGGTCGCGTCGTTCATGTTTTTGACTGCGTTGCTCATTTGCCTTTTTATCCAGGTAACACTTTCGGCAACATGTTGTATTTTCGTATATAAACACCGCTCTGTAAAGTGTTAATCCACATATTTCACATGTTTTCGGAACGGATTTTAGTTTGCGTTGTTCAGCAGCTTCCCTGCGAGCTTGTCTGATAGACTCACGGCATAAAACACACTCCCATTTAGCCGAAATGCCATTTCGCGTAGATCGGATTTGGGCAAAAAATGTAGTTTCACCATGAACGGAGCAAACATCCTGCTTGGTGCGCTTCATACTAACATATAGCAATCTTATGGTATAAATAGATTTCTATCAATCATTTCTTTAGATAGCTCCATAGCATATAATACACGGTATACACTATACTAATTCCAATTATTACAATCGGCGCAAAAGTTAGAAAAAACCCGATAATCTCACCGAGTTTCTCTAGCACCCTTTCTCAACTCCAGGATCGAATACCCGCAAATGTCACTCCATGCAGATTCATCGCCTTGATCACCATTCGCGATACGGAATAACTTATCCACCACCCGAATCACAGTAAGAGCGGATTCTAGTTGCTCAGGTTTCACACCATCCGGATACAAGATTTCCATTATTTTACCAGCATTTCCAAAGGAATCACCATAACATTTTTGCTTACCGCTTACTAGCTTACCAATTTTCTGCCCAATTTGTTCATAATCAGTTTTTGGGATAGCGGCAACTAGGTCAAGCAATAAGCCACATATTGTATCTGGATGCATTTCATGGCAGAATGCCCGAATCTCAATTTCAGTGCATTCTTGAATCGGTACATATAGTATTTCACCATCACGGCAAACTCGAATATTCATACGATCACCTCAAAAAGTTGAGCTTATCTAAGCTCAACTGGAACTTTACATAGATTCATAACCAATTCGGGATTCGGGTTAATGATATCTGATATAAACGCATCAGTACAAGACCAATTCCATCTGTTGGCTATGACTTCCATATGCTGTACGTAGGGCTGTACGGTTTTATCCACGGTTAATTGTGTCAGCAGATCAAATGCGTATGGCTGATTAGTTGGATACCAAGCTGGTGTAAACTTACCGGTTGATGCTCCTCCAACCCACTCATCCTTCATCTGATTGATGAACATCAGATTGAACTTGGACTCCAAGAACCTAGCAATACCATTCATGATAGTACCGGCCTGGATCCAATCATCCTGTGCAATAGCGGCATGTCCCGCTTGCTCCTGGACATAAATTGCACAATGGAACCTCCACATGAAGGTATCATCGATGATCATCCAAATACGCTTATTCTCTTTCGTTGTTGGATATTTCTTCAGATACTCAACTGCATCCAAGAACTCCTTCCAGGATCTGATATATCGGTACTGTTTAGTGAGATCCAATCCAACAGACTGACAGGAGTAATAAGCATCACCATACTGAGCATCACTAACCCAATATTGTGCTTTAGCTCGCTGTTCTGGCTTGGTTTGAGTAATTCCTGCAAAATCCATTACCACGCCATCAAACTTTTTAACCGTACTGGCTCCCCAATGCGATTTTCCAGCTTTTGGCTCACCACATATACCCCATCTACAGGGCATTCTTACAACTTCTGCCATAATTCATCCTTCAAAAATGAGTTTAAAGATGGAGCTTACCATCCTCAAAGTACGGAGTTCCCTCAAGACTTTCAAGAGCAGCGACAGCTGCGCCTGTCTCAAGGATACTACTGAATGATCCAGACTCTACATATGCCCTGATCTCACCAATAGGCTTTCCTACATAGGGCTTTAGAGCACCAATCAATGCCTTCTCGTCGTCGGACAGAGACATGAATACAGCAGCACCCTCAGATGGGCCTACAGTCTTCATGATGATATGTGGCCTCTGGCCACTGGTTGTTACCTTAGCGGTAAACTTTGTTCCAACAGGCAGGACATCGCCAATAGACAATCCCTCGCCCTCGGAAATGACCTTACCTGTCACCTTTCTCACGAAATCCAGGATATCAAATCCGAATACTCCACCATAGATCCTGAACTTCAGGTCATAGAAGAAGTATGTGTTGGACTCAGGCTCAACCGCAGACAGGGTAATCTCATCGTAGTACGGGCTTTTCTGTACTCCACCCTTTGTCTTGCCAAGGTCGATAGACTCAACAGCCTCAATCTCGGCTGGAGATAGTGCGGGATACTTATCATTACCAGAATCATGGTCCTTTGGGCGATTCTGTAGGTTCTTGGGGATCAAATCATTCTGCACAACAACATCCTTTCTTATGGTTCCTCCGGTGATAACAAACTCATATATGTCATCTGAGTTCATTACGTATGACTTTCCAACGGCTCCGGCTACACCCTTGTAGCCCATTGCATCTGTCTTTACTTCAAATTCCATTTTCTCAAACCTCGCATTAAACACGACATCCACATATAGGACTCGTAGGTATTTAAGTCTATCGGTTGGATAACAAAATCAAAACCCTTATATATCTGATGCATCAAATACATACCACAATGAAAATCAGTGAAAACATAATTTCGGCTGCTATTGCATGTAGCACTCGCTCTAACATGAAATTCAAGCTCGGTGCTATAGTATATAAGAATGAAAAAATCCTTGGGCGTGGCTATAATAGATATTTGCGGAAAACATCTAAATTCGGGCATCCTATTCGTTCTATACACGCTGAAGTTGATGCAATCCAGTTCGCAATTCGAAAGCATGGTCGTAGAGCATTAGTTGGTGCTTCTATATATGTCTATCGGCGTAACGGCAATCTTGCTCGACCATGTCCATGCTGCTTATCGCTTATAGAAATGGTTGGAATTACCGAAATTAATTATAGTAAATAAGCTTATTCTACATTAGACACAACAACAGAAAGAACATTATACATGCAAAATAAATTAAAGCGCATACCAGCGCTATTAAATCATGAATGCAATTGGATGCTGCGTCTAAGTGTCTTAATGCTCGCGTTGGATGATTCATATTACCACCCATGTTTACGCATAGCCTTTTTCAGTAGCTTTTCGATTTTTTTATCGATTTTCTTAACTCTTGCTAAATCTTCACGAGTCTCTTCGAGAAGAAGCTCTCGTCTAATTCGAAATTCTTCTTGGTTCATTACATCATCCTAAATTAATTAACGCTGAAATTCCAATTCCCATTAGAATTCCACCGATGAAATCGGAATGCTTCAGGAGCAAAACCCCCGCGTAGAAAATCATCCATGCTGCAAGTTTTGTTACCATGCGATCATCGATTACAAATGACATGTTTTCACCTAAAAAGTTTTAGAACTCCGTAGAGTTCATCCATTCCTTTATACTGGTTTCCCAAGCGTGAGCAGCATCGGTAGTACTTCCATTATATGCGGAACTGTTACCAATATCATCTCCAAAGGATGGATCCTTGAACACACTGGAATTCAGATTAACTACATCTACTATACCGCGATTAACATCGCCTACACTTTTTACTGCATCAAGGGGAGTAGCAAATGCTATTCCCACAAGTGCAATAATCACCAATCCAGCGAATATATGCTTCATGTATTCCTTTCATATGGCGGTACTACTTTATATATGTTTCGCTCGCGGCTTTACCCACGCTACTTTATGTAAGTCGTGCAATTCTATGGCTACCCACTCATGCATATAGTGTTTACCATCGCTGAGTAGTTCATCCTTCAGTGGGTCAGCAACTACAAATTCACCAACACGTTCTGGTAGCAGGAAATGCTCATATCGATTTACATACGGCGATTTAAGTATCGTAATTCCAGGAATATTTAAATACTTGGATGATGTTACGATATAAGCGGGTTTAAACTCTTTGATCGCATTAAGTAGATCATATCTAATGTTATCAGTTTGCTTCAATCCGGTTATACCAAAGTTTGTATCTCCATTAATGAAGTAAAAATCTTCAGCACCAAAGATCTTGTTTTCCGCAACTTTTGCAGAAGTTTTACTATTTCCTTCATATACCGCCGCGAGTTGATATATATCATATTTTCTATATATACCTTGTTCTATATCAATCGGCACTACATCAGTGAAAGTATCAGCTGGTACATCACGCTGTTTTAACACAGTTCTTACAATATCACTCATTTTTAACACTCCAATCGGATTTCACATTTCCATCTTTATACCCTTTGGTTTTAGCCAATATCCATTCTCTGGTTGCTTTAAGTGGTTCCCAAAAGGGAACCGGTTCATCCTCTGACATCTTTTTCACCATATCTATGTCGATCAAAGAATTCTTGTTTTTTTGCAGCATTCCATTGACTGATCGGTTCCAAATATCCAGTTATGCGACTGAAAAAGTCAACATTTGTTGAGCCGCATTTGGGACATTTTTCATTTACTCCGGGCGTGATCGAATTACAATCATCACATATCGTCGAGTCCTTGGTTATCGCCAGATAGTTGATCGGCGTTTCACGGAAGATCTTAAACACGAATTCCATAGCATCATCAACGTATGACGGATGTATCTCACCGGTTCCTAGTTCGCTTGCTCTAAGCATCGGAACTACATCATCGAGGAACACATGGAAGATATTACCGCCTTTGAGAACACCAAAGAATCGACCTTCAATCTCGATCTTTTTATCTAGCGTCACCGGAGCATCTACCGCCAAGTGTGTACCGTTGCTGTACTGGATCGGTACATCTCTCCTAGTAGGAAGCATTTTAATAGCTTCTTTTAGGTTGCCTTTTACATATTTTTTAGCATATTTTGGATACTTGATTAAATCCTGTACGGCGAATCGTTGGGCTGTAGTCTCAGCTGGAGTTCGAGCCAATGCAATGCTCATTCCGTTTTCATGCCCGACCTTACCACAGTACAGGTTAAGTGATCCAATGAGTCGCTCACCCATGACAACAGCATCTTCAGATTCATGCAGCTGCATTCCAGTTAGAGCTTGAACAAACTCATTTAGACCAACCATCCCGATTACATATGTCAGTTTACTCAAGTCACAGAATACCGGGGATTTTTTAGTTGGGTCATTTGGATCCACTACCTGTTGCCTTATAAATGGTGATGCTTGTTTAGATAAATATTCACGTTTAATCTTAAATACTCTCACCGCATTATCGATTTGCTCTCTGAGGTACTTTAGAGCAGTCATGAATTTATCTTCTTCTTCACTTTCAAGTGCTACATAAGCGGCTCTTGGTAAATTCAGTGACACAACTTGCATAGATCCAAGTGAATCGAAATGCGCTCCATCTACGAAATCCATCATGTTGTTGAATCCTACAGTTTCTTCTTCACTTAATGCAAAGCTGTACGCGCAACATTGGGTACAATTGATAGAAGTTAATGGATTTTCTTCGTGATACTGCGATTCAAAATATGGTGTTCCATTAGTTAATGCTAATTTAATCGCAGATTGATATTGTTCTTTGTAACTCGGAGCAGACCATTCAGTAAGCCTTCGGATAATAGGTTTATCAAAATCAGGAGAATCCATGAACTCCTTAGAGAATACGATTTCTGCCTTTGGGAATGTGAACGGCCTACCACGAATATCACCTTCGGTATAAATTTCCATGAATGCTTTAAACAAAAGCCGAGCTTCCCGATCATATTGTCCATATGTTTTTCGTGAAATTGTTTCAGGTTCTAGTATGGTTTCTTTAGTTGTTTCACTGCGATTAAAGAATAATCTACCATCACCAGTTTTCCCTCCAAAACTCCATTTACAGGTAGTTTGTTTTTTACCCTTAGGTGTTCTTGGTTTACCATCCCACACTTGACCCTTGTAGACAACAGGTCGGTTCCACCATACTTGAGGTACGCCTGGGTACAATTGAATGGAACTGAAAACGGAATTATGCGCTACAATACCATTAGCGAGCACAAAATTTTCATTGTCTTGTACACCTATGTCGAATACAAATTCTTCTGGTTCAGTTATTTTTATAGACTTTACTTCCATTGGTAATATATTGCATATTTTGTTCCATGTATCCGGTATTAAATGTGATACTTGTTCTAATTGATGATACTTTAGCCTTCGTGAAGATGCTCGCCAAGTGTAGCTATACTTACTTAATCCGGGTACGCGAGAAGTTATTTCGGATTTCATGATACTAAAGTCATGTCGTTGTTGGGAAATTATATTAGTATTTACGATAGTTCGTTCATCATTTGTAATTTTTATACCAAGCGAACTAATCGTACTTAACGTAACGCGATATACTGGGTGATTTCTAACAAAGTTACTTTTTGTAAATCGTTTATCTATATGGTAATCTAAATCAATCCTACGTAATATGTATTCAATTTGATTAATTAGAATTTTTGATGTTGTGCTATATTGGTATCGTCTACGATTTATATTACCATCAGTTGACAACAAACCATCTAATAATGATAGAAGTGTATCATTATCACATGACAATAATGCAGCTGGTATTCTTTTATTTGATGCTCCTTTACCAATTTCAGTAATTAATGGAATTCCAATCGTAGAAAACGACATACTTGAACATTTTTTTTGAGTATCTTCATGCCACTCGCCAGCAGATCCATTCAGATTATATACTATATCAGATATTCGATTCATAACAGCGCGATTGTGTATACATAGTCGCATAGAAGTATCGGGTATACCATTATTAGCAGCAAGAGATCCATCACCGATACAACAACCAATTAAAAAAGCCAAATCGTGATTAATGATAGTTGATCCTGTTATTGGAATCTGTTTAACCGTGATGATTGTGTGTGGATTATCACTTGGTGAAATTTCATATATATCACCGAATTGATTAATATCAAATAATGAATGATCTTCCGTTGTCGTAACAGATCGACCATCATGAAGAGATGTTGCCACTAATTTCGATTTTGGCACATGCTTATATACATGCGTTATGGGTTTCCATTCTACTTGATTAGTTATCCGGTTCAATGATGGTGTTAATATTATATCATCAACAGTGGATGATCCAGGCTGATTTAAATATTTACCAACGAAATCCCCGATTGATATAATATCGATGTCATCACCCCGCTTTATCACGATTGGGGTATCATAACTCAGGCTTTGTCCTCCACGAGCGCATGTCATTTGACCCATTTCGTATATAAACATCTGCGCCAATTGTTTTATTTCAGCGTAGGTCTTACCAGCTAAATATGGAGAAATTAGTACATTAAACGAATTGTACCCCTGACCTCCAGCGCAATTACATTGACTTGAACCAAGTGATTTAGCAGCGTGTAGAAGTGCAACTTCTGCGGTTTGTGCTGCTCTTGCAACTGGTAATGTTTTGCCACATCCATCTGGGAGTAGTCCATAATATAAAATGAAACGGAGGTCACTGTTGTAGCAAAACTGGCGATTTGTAAAGTATTCCATATCATGACAATTGCCTGATAGAATAAATCCATGACCGGCCAAGAAATTATGATTTTCATCTACTGTAATATCATATGTGTCCTCATTACCATAATATTCAATAGATTTAATTGGTATTTGTGACCAAGTATGCGTTTTTCTAGTCCCATGCGTGAATTGTTGAGCAACTCGATCCGCAAACGGCTTACGTAACCTTAGTTTACATAATAAGTTGGTAACATCTTCACCAGAACACACACAATGATAAAAATCTTTATGCGTATCGGATTTTTTGTCATATCGTTGATAGCTTACGTTTATACCATGCATCAGCATTAAACAATGATATAAATTAATGATATCTTCGTTAGTATTACCGAATTCGAGATATGGTAACTTGTTAATCCCATGTAATACGATGGATGCATCTGAATTAATTAAACCTGACAGAATGCCAGTAGCATCAACTTCGTTGAAGTTTGATATATTTTTTGAATTATTCCAAATTTCACATAATTCGTCATCTTTAAATGAAATTGTAGTTGTCCCATCTATGTTATTTGTCATATCATATGATTTATCTAAATGGTTTAATACATTTATAAGATATGTGATTTTTTCGGTTTTTTTCAAATGAAAACATATACAACCATGCTGTAATGTACCATCTCCCAAGAAAAACCCAATTAAATTACCACGATAGGTTTCATCTTGTACATCATCAATTGGTATATGATTTAATGTGGCGATTCTATGACCAACTCGTAAATCACTAAGTGGTTGAGTGTAATGTTGGATATGTTGCCCCGATGTTTTGTAAAATGGATGATCCGATGTACAAATGATATATCGACCTTTACCAAACGTGACTTTGTATAAATCGGTAGATGGATTTTTTATAAATCGAGTAACAGGTTTCCACGATATCTTTTTCGTGCGCGTATCAATAGACGGAACACTAACAGCTGATTCATATCTAGTTTCCACTAATTCCTTGATGGTAGATATGTATATCTTATCTTGTATTTTATACACAATTGGCATGTCACCAGACAAACAGTGTAGATTCCCTTCAACATGGAGTTTCGATATATCGCTAGGAAGCATTTGTAGTACGGCTTCTTTACAAATATGATCAGCGATTCTTTTGTGTTGAGTCTCCTGATTAGTGCCATCTAAATTGGCGTTATCATGAACACTATCGCCATCTACTTGCCATATCGCCATCATATCAGCAATCGGCATACCAACTTTAGCACACGCCTTATAAACATCTTCTAATCCTAGATCCAGCATCTCAATCAGAGATACACTACGAATAAGACTCCCGGTAAGATGTTTGGGTTTCATTTCTTTAATACTTTCTTCTGTGTTAGTAGCAATCTTGGTTAACTGTTTCTCGGTGACTTCAACACCCATCGATTTACAGTTCTTGCGGATCTCATCGATGATCTTCTGCTTGTCAAACGTAGACACGTAACCGTCACTTGTTAAAACTTTCTTTTGCATTCGTAGCACTCCTCAGTTTGTAATTATTGTTTGTGTACCATATGTAGAATGTGAATAATCCCTCGAATCAAAAACAGCATAAGCATATATCTGTGTATCAGCTACACCGTACAACTGTATTTCCATTGGACTCCAATCACGAATTGGTCCTTCGGGTAATATCATGCCGAGTTTTTCTCTAGCGGATAGTTTTTTCTTCGGTGGGTAATCAATGAAACTTTTACACTTTCTGCACCAACCCTCATCAACAAATCGAATATCAGTAAACTTAGTTTCCCATATCGATTTTAGTGATTCCGAGAACAAATTACCATATACGGTAACAGTTCCATCACAGCATGCCCTCTCTGATAAGCATGGAATAACATTTCCATTATATGTAATACCACACATATTGATACCAGCTAGGCATCTGCCTTCAGGCTGCAAATTATCAGCAAGTACGTAATTGATTTTAAGATCGTTTATCTTACTCATTAGATATTCAATACCTGTCGCTGGTAACATATATTCGCCCATGGTAAGCTGAATCTGCCACATTGGGAATTTAGCTGCAATCTCAGCCAGCTGATCAAAGCACCATACGTTATGTGTCCCGAAATTTGTAATCATTACAAGTTTATCAGAAAAAAACTGAGATCGACCAAAAGCTTGCCCATGATTAAATTCTTCAGAATCTTCCACTCTATTGATAGAAACTCCGATTACGTTAAAATCCGGGCTTACCTCTTGATCAAATAGAGCACCATTTGTAACGATGTTTACTTTGCATTTTTGCGCTAGATCATGAACTACAGCATTTAATACACCACTGGGCAAAGATCCTGGCTCTCCACCTGTTATAGTGATAGTTTCCGGTGGATATGCTAAGATAGAATCCACTATTTTTCCAATGTGTGCTACATCTGGATGGGGTAGTCCAGTAATTGCAGCTGAACCACATTCAATACATCCCTTATTGCATCTTGGCGTAATTTCATACACTACATCTTTTAGTTTTAACATGTTTTTGGCCTCTTATTAAATTCAATTTGCATAATCACCTAGACAGTAATATACTCTGCTCAGTTCCACCAAACATGAATTGATATAATCGCTTAAGTTCATCTACTGCCCGCTGACGCTCTTCTTTAGTATATCTTTCTCCAAATTCTGGTTCAACGGATGATATCGCAATATATAATGCGTCTGATAACACCATGCGTGGAACAACAACAACCTTATTTCGATCAGCTTCTTCGCGTTGGCGGTCTAGTTCAAATATCTCTTCTTTGCTTGGCATCAGATCACCTATACAAATTTATCTAATGTAGTTGGTTTTGATTTTACCAACGGGCATTCGGGAAACGGCAACCAGTACTTAGCTTTAGGCAACAGGCTCATTCCAGGACCGAAATCAGCAGTTAAGATTCTATCATCGGAGAAGAAATCACCAACTGATGCTCGATATCCAGCATATGTTTTACCATCGTTGCAAGCGAATAAGATCCGCTCTTGGTACACCGGCTCAGTGTACGTAACTGGCTTCCATTTTAGCATTTATGCAATTCCTCCAATAACTTCAGATGCTGTTGGATAATCAGCTAGATAAATATGAGGATTCCATGAAACCACTTGTAATAATCCAGGTTTTGATTGGGTGGCATTAGCTATATATTCTTGCATTTTAAACAACATGAAACAATTAGCAGGAAATCCACCGAACATATCATGGCTTCTAAAAAGCGCTCTGAAATTTAGATATCCTTTTCGAATAGTGGCATTTGCTGCTGTCCAACACGGTACTTCTGATGAAACTGTATCTATTTCTGGAACCCAAAGAACTGCCGTTGCCCGTCTGCTATCGGGATCCTGATTCAATCTTTGAATCATGCTAGATAATTGATCTACTGCGGAACTTCCATAGATGCGAAAACGCCCACCGTATGTGTATGGGTGTCCAGTTGGATTTTCCCCGGATAAAACTTGAGCACTATAAAGTTCCATTTGACTTTTATTAAAAGTAAATCTCTTATGAAGCATATCTCTACCAGGATCCGTTATAATCGTGGAAATTGTTTCTTGCATTTCTATTTTATTTTCTATATGTTCACCTTTTGATAAAACTGTTTCTATAATTTTAATCCAGGCTTTCGGTATCGTGCTAGTCTTAATCTCCATAATAAATCAACCAACTACCATAATAGTAGAGTCAAACTATATAAGAGTTGCGATCATGCAGAGAAATGACGATTTTATAAAACCCGAAGAAATTGTACCGTTTTCTAACCGCCGCAGAAAAATAGCTACAGCATGTCCCAACTGCGGAACTACAATGGAATGCACTAGGCATACATCTAATATATTAACATGTGAATATAAATGTTCGAATTGTGATTGGGAAGGTACTAGCTGGCAATCTTTACAACTACAGGGATATACAATGTTTGGAGATCCTGCGATGCCGTATGAAAAAGAGCGCATGCGTTCGTATAATAAAAAGAAAGTAAAGAATCGGTTTATCAAGTAGTGTGCTGTATTAGTAGAGCATGCTCATCTTGATTCATACCCATTTTATCAATCAACCACAAAGTAACAGCCAAGTTTTGTGCTCGATCTAATGATCCTTCAGTGAGTTTTTCTCGTAATTGAAGAGTTTCTTCATAGGACAATCGTTTTGGGTACATCTGATCTTCTATACCCAACATTTTTGCAAGCGTTGAAACTACTTTTGTGGCATACGATTCGGATGATGTAGCAATATATGTGAATGCTCCAATCAAATCACACAAACTAGCGGGATCAAGAGCTAAATCAATATCTCCATCATACAGAATTTCTTCATCATCATGAATTGTTGCAGATAGATCTATCTTTGACATGCCGTAGAACCATGACATCGGCCATAACGGACTAGCAAAGACTTTCATCTGCTATCAAGCTCCCGCTGCAAAAACTCAACCTCATCAGTTTTCTTTTGGATTATCCATTCTAAATAATCATCGGGAACTTCTTTTATACTCTTACCCTTGTACTTTCCATACTGCATGATCGATAAATCAACTTCAGCCTTATTCTCCGTCTTGCTCATCTGGTTCACTCTCCCTTGTAAAGTAATACATCAGCACGTTTTCTTTTGCATCGATTCCTTTCGAAATGACCTTAACATCTTCTACCATTTCAACACTATTGCCGATCTGAGTATACATAGTAAATGGCACAATGGACAATATATCCCAAAGTATATCTTTCCCTTGAGACAATTCAGCCGTTTTCAGTGTTAGGGTTCCAATTACTGATCCATCGCTACCATAAGACCACTGTACGTTCTCGGCTTCAATCTCTTGTAATGGTCCTGCTCCACCATCTACTTCAATAGTTACCTTCATCTGATATCACCTATTCCATCTAGTTTAAGTTCATTTAAACTGCTCTGATTATAAAACATGATCCCCCGAAACGAAAGAGCATATTTTTTAGCATGTTTTATAAATTCGGTTATAACACGATCAAGATCGGTTTTGCATACAAGTGCAATTTCATCACCGCTAAACCACCGACCTATTAGCACTGGTTCCGGGTATGAGAATGTCTCAAACATCGATTTAAATAATGCATTTACTCGATCATATCCAATTGCGGAATTGAGTAATTTAACATCCTTGAAATCGACTATTGCTACATCAAATGGTGGAATTAACTGCTCTTCAACTTCAATCTCTAAAGCATTGCGGGTTAATATCCCGAATGCTTTATCAACGTATAACCGCTCGATTCTCTGCGCCAAGTCGATTACAGATTTCATTTAATCCCTGCCCAATTCATGTTTGGGGTTACATTATATAATTTACAGATTACACATGAACTATTACCAGATAAATAAGAAGATATTATATCTTCTTTAAAGGGTTCTAATCTACCACATCTTGACACTTAATACAACTCCCAACGGTTATTGAAGTCCACACAGCATTCAATACAGTTATGCTTACATATTGGATCCTTTTGCGTATTGTGTTTTAACCACCACATTTCCCGTTCATTCCACATACCAGGACCGACTTTTCCAATGGGTTCTCCATGCTCACGCATATGAATTGGACACGCATAATGATTACCATTGCATATCATCACATCATCCATAACAAGCGGGCATTTATCGCTGTCCATCTTGGTTAACCCGCGTACATGTCTGCCCTCTACGGTATTCATTACTCGATATTTCAGAATCGGGTGATCTTTCAGGAGATTCCAATCAATTGACTTTAATCCACTCAATGTAAGATCGGACTGCGCCGAAGATATCACTCTGATATCTGCCACTCCAAGATCATGTCCGAATTGAACGGTTTCTGGCATGGTTTCAATAGTACTGTCATCAAATACCATTCCTAGAGTAACATATGTTTTCTTTGACAGATACTTGATATTGTCGATGACTCTTTCCCACGCTCCAGGGATCCCACCACACATTTTCTCTCCGAAACTGGAGCAACATGCATCCAAACTGATAGAGAAATCATTTACACCGGCTTCTAATAGTGCATCGTATGCTTCTCTAGGGGCTGACCCATTAGTTGAAATAGCTATATGCTCACAGTGATGCTTTTTAGCCAATTCAACAAATCTTCCCAAGTCCGGATGCAGTGTAGGTTCCCCGCCTGAGAATCTAATATTCTTCAAGCCACGAGTACCAACCCCGACATAACCAAGCTGCTCTGCAAAGTCCCGATATTTTAAATATCCCCCACAGTCGATTCCTCTACAATACGGACACTTAAAATTGCACAAATCAGTAATTATAAATTCCGCTCTATACACCGGAGTATAGCAGGTTGACGTAGCAACCCGCTTCTCGGTCATTGTATAGAACCCCACATCATCTAATGTTCTCATATCACATCACTAATTCGGGCTGGATAAGTTTACCGTATCCACGAGGGCATTCTCCCAAGGATAACAGATGCTGACACCCATGAGGTTCTTCCGTCATATTACATTTAGTAGCGATATATTGATGGGTGCCATCAAATAAGACCGCAATACTAAGATCTCGGCACTTTATTTCTTCTATGGGATCCATTTTTCTCACCAATCGAACAGCGTCTTTTGCATACTACTCTCTTTAGCGATACTAGTATTTAAGAGCATCGCTTCTGTAACACCGAGCACACCTAGCATTCGGTGAATAGGTTTTACTAGCTGTTTTTCTATATAATACTTTCGATCTAGTTCAATTCCATGCTCCAAAGCATACTCAGGATCCTCAGCTTGATCTCTGAATTTACCGCGATGATCATCCTTAGTTAAATCAGAAGATCCTTTAACAACCACGAATTGCACTCTATCATTAACTTGGTAATCCATGAGATTCCGTTTTTTCATTTTGTCTATCAGAATAAGGTGAGCCAATCTTGTTTCCGCACCTGGTTTGTATTCACTTCCATATTTTTTTGACAAAACCAGCTTCCAGTATATACCCGGATCCGTTAAATCAGATGTCTTAATCTTAGTTATTGCTTCGCGAGCAATTTCAAGAGCCTTATCAACATCACCTTCGAGCATTACAGTATTTAGTATAGCGGTCAATGTTTCAGATGTATACTCACACCAATCACGCCTAACAGTTTCTAATCCTTTACTTTTAATTTTTCCAATACCCCTTTTCTCAAATTGATATTTAGAATAATGTTTTTTCGCGAGAAACAGAACTCGCTTACAGTACGCTTCCGGTACTAGCTCCATTGGTGGTGGAAGCTGTGCTGTCGCGGCTTTTGCAAGTTTATCGGCAATCTGCATAGATTGATCAAAATCTGCGATATTTGTTTTAACGAATAAAGAATCCGTATTGTGTAATAATATATTTCCACACGAGTCAACAAATGCGTGAGCATCATCTACTTCTATATCATACACATAAGTGTTTGATGGCTCTTTCGACAATTTAGTTATTATCTTGCTATTAAAGACACTAGAAGTAACTAATTTATATTCATGTTTGGCTTGTCTAAATCGAATGCTGTGATTTATACGCATTATATTCATTAATGTAGATAAACCTGATGCCAACTCAGTAGACACCGTACTATACGTAAATTCTATTTTTCGATATGACTCAGTATATCTGGTACAACTGGTTCTTGATCCATCACCCTCTATAATAGTGGATAACAATATTTCACGATGGGTTGGTTGTAGATTATACACAAAATCGGGTAGTTTTTTACTATATGCGCCATGATTACATAACGCAGTAAACAACGCCGCACTAATGCCATTCATCATTTGCAATTTTCGCGTTTTGTCTTTATAAACTGTACCATTTTGTAATACACGATCTTTTTTACTCGACTCAATGATACAAGTTTTTGCACCAATAAATAACGAATTATATGCGAATTGCATTTTTTCTAACCAATCGATGTTAGAATCACATATACTTGCTCCGGTTTTACTACCAAAAACCGAACTTCCGTTAGTAATATATCCACCAAGTAATATACACAACTGATCTATATCAGTTTCTTTAATGTACCGTTTTAATAATATTGGGTTTTTCCGAACAGTCCACCCAAAGGTTAAATACTCATCATTATATAAATTAAATTTACTTATCTTAGTACGCCCTTTATATACAACACGCACTTTAAAATCTTTAACATATTCGTACAAATCAATGATTTCTATATATGTTGATGGTTCTGGTACGTCACATCTATACATTTCAGTGTTATGCATCTCCATGGGCTTCATTTCGTGTAAATTAATATCCATCAATGAATGATCTTCGGTACAGACAGTTTCGCCAAATTTCTGATTAATTCGATATAACTGTTTTTCAGTATGATGTCGCATAATAGATTTAATTGGCCGCCAACCCAGATGGGTGAGTGCCATATATGGAACTTCAGTAATATAATCTTTATTACTGAATACATCATGTTGGATAGTGCCATGGAACAGTTTTTCAATTGGTATAACTTTAATCATATTATCATGATCTTTAATGGTTATACATCGATCACCAGTGATACTATCACCGTATACAGTTTCATATCCCATTTCTTTGACCAATTGCCGAGTTTTTTCAATGTTTTGTCTACCATAACTAGTAACACTGGCGGCAATATCAACTATAAATGTGCGTGAGTGTTTATATCCACAATACCCATAACATGAATTAAGTAATATTTTAAAAGCGTATTGTTTGGCATCATACAGCGTTTTCTCCAAAGATCCGTCAGCAGCGGCCTTCATCGCTTTCTTGGCCTCTAATCGCTCCTCTAAGAGAGTTTCTAAGATGCTAGGTAAAATCCCCTTAAGAACAGTCTTATCTACGAACCTTGGGCCTCTGGTGGCTTCCTGGTTGAATTTAGGAGCTTCTTCATATGGTACATCCAGAGTATCATCCAGAAGGATAGTATCATACGAGAGATTATGCGATATAATTATAGTTGGGTATAGCGATTTATAATCCAGAACAACTACATCTTCTACTAAACCCTTTGGTGGTGTTAATACGGTGGCTCCTTCATATTTAACACCGTCATCATCTTCTTCCGATGATTCGATATAGCTCCCGAAAACACAATCTAATGGTTCCGACTTTATTTTAGCTGCACTTCTTCTAGGCTTGATTCCCAATACACGATCTCGCTTATTGAACTCCTTTAGAAATAAGTTCTCAATCATTGCTGATTGGCCGCTATATAAAACATCTTGTAGCAATAATCCTGTAGCTTTTGATAATGCGATGTATTTTTCTAACAACTTGAGATCCAGTAGCAACTTTAGCGTAATATTGGCATCTTGTTTAGCATATTCCAGGAATTTTGTATCATGAGCCAACCACAATCTGCGCATTTCCTGTGGCTTCACATCGAGCTTTTCCTCATTGACTAGCGAAGCGGCAGTTGCTAACTTGTAATTCTTTAACGAATAATTCTTACGAATTATCGGTAGCATATCCAGCGAAACCCGTCCTCGGATTAAAATCTGGCTCGAATCTCCAACCTCTCGAATCTTTGGCTCAGATTTATCTCTCCCGATGCTCAACGGAACTTCATTGAGATGCGCTCGATCAATGATGTACGGCCAATCGAAACTATCACCGTTATATGAAACAACAATATCTGGATCAAACTTATTAACTTCGGTTACAAAATCCCGTAGAAGTTCAGCTTCATCATCGTTTTTGAGCAGCTTGATGTTACCATCCGACATAGCCATTGTAATGATCACTATGGGATCCGCTTCTCTGAGGAGATTGCCTTTTGTGTCAACCGAGGGGCTGGATATTGGGAAATTGCCAGCCTCATTAAGCAATACTTCGATATCAAATGCCAGCGTTTTTAATGGCGCATTTAACTCGTTTTCCACCCGATGTATCCCATCATTGGTCCAAATCATTCCCCCTAAATTGTGATCTACCATATAGCGATACTTATACAAGATATCAGCTTCAAACACCTTTAGTCCTCTATCAATTAACCCATCCCGTATTTCACTGGTATCACCGGGATTAAATAGAGTGATTTTCCACATTGGCGTGGTCTGTGTTTGATATCCAATCGGAAGGAACTTATCTACTGCATCTATGCTATGTATCATGTGGTTATCAGCAAGTTTGGGCGGTAATTCACCAACCGCATAGAAGTACGGATAATGGTGCTCAGTATGTAAAGTTCTCAGCTTTCCATTAGCATCTTTCCCAACTAAAAACACCGTTGGATGCTTCTCTTTGTGATCGTACTTGTAATAGCAATCTAAGATCTGCATTTATGCCTCAACCAAATATCATAATCGTATGTTTTGTCTAACTCGTTCAATGCTTCATCTTCCGGATCCGGTCCCATTGGTACATAAAACGGTTCACCGAAGGATAGATCAGTTAACCCGCATTGAGGGCATTTGAATACGATACCATTAGGATGCTTCTCGATAACATCAACTTCATCCAGTGGCGTTACTTCGAAACATCCATCACATTTAATAACTGGAATTTCGATCATTTATCTATCAACTCCAAGATGTAATGACCAATAAGTTCTGAGCATTGAGGTACAATAGCATTACCAAGCGCTTTTAATCTTTGGGTACGATATGTTTTATCTGTTGTGGTTCGCAAGACTCCATCTTCCCATCCGGGCTTCCAGGGCGGGTCCAGTTTAGCGGAAATCCCATCAAAAGCTCTACCCAATCCGGATTCAGAACTCCACCTACCACAGCGTTCAATGGTAGACTGTGCCGCGACATCTGGCTCGGTCCCGCATTGTTCGAAGCATCTTGTGTTGTCGGAGTCGGAAACCTTTCTGGATGAATCGCCAATGCCGCTAGATTCCTGCTTGCACGACTTTGTTTCCACCAAGGCTTGTCTGGATCCCATGTTTCTGACGGCGGATTGGTCAAACTGGCCGTTGGTGTGGGCAACAACAAAGACCCGTTTTCTGAGGTGTAAAGCTCCAACCGAGGCAGCCGATACAACATTCCATTCAACATTATACCCGCTTTTGGAAAAGTCTCTGAGAATTCCGGTAAAGAGTCCACCTGGTTTACCTTCAGTGTCTTTCGCACTAAGGATCCCAAGCACGTTTTCAACAATGACCCATTCTGGTCGAACTTCGCAAATAATTCTGTATGTTTCTCCCCACATCCATCTATCATCTTTAGCACCTTTTTGTTTACCCGCACACGACACCGGCTGACATGGTGGTGATGCACATATGACATCTACCAGTGGAATATTACTCATAGTTCTAACATCAGTATATCGTATTACATCTGGCCAATGCTTTTTTAAAATCTTGTTACAAAATGGATCAATTTCACATTGCCATATCGTTTTAAATCCACCCGTTCTTTCCAACCCTAAATCAAACCCACCTATTCCTGAGAACAGTGAACCTACAGTTAGCATTATGGATCATCCATTCGTGCTTTTGAAAAATGCAGTTCTGGTGTAGTAAGTTTTCTCAGCGTTACATGATCCTCTTGGAAAAACGGGAGCATAACCCCCTGGAAATCGATTGTAGTAACTGGAAATATATTAGCTCCTTCCAGAAACTGCCCTAATCGAAGATCAGGGTGTTTACTCCACGCTTCTTCGAGAGCCTTACAGATAATCGGAATTCTATTAGGATCTCTCACTAGAATCACCACTAAATACCATTTGCTTTAACAGCGGTGTTCATCTCTTCAGTAATTTCATCATCGGTCCACAACACTAAACCATATTTCGCTACCAAATATGCTAATACCGTGTCATTATTAGCCACCGCTTCTTTTAACTCACTCATATCAGCTGGTTTCCCATCTTCGGTAGTGCTGGTCAAAATCCCCTCATCGACCAAATCACATAATGTTCGCTGAATTTCAGTGTTATATTTTACTAAATTACACATTTTTGTTACTCGGTCCCTAGCATCTGGATCAGTTAATACTTTATCAAAAGTACCTACTTCAAACGAGATCACACCAAATTCTTCCTCGAAAGTATCTAATTTCAAACTTATCACCTGCCATAGACTACGCTATAAACCTATAAAAACCTTATGCTTAAAAAATGAAGTGAACACCCAATAACACTAAAATAAGAAAAAGTGCTAACAGGAATACAATACTAAAATCTCCTGGCCAAATCATGAAACTTGCATAAATCCTTCTCAAGATCCTCTTTATACCACGAGTATACCTTTGGTAAGCCTTTCGGATTGCGTTCTTCATTTAAGTCAAGCCTCACTATCACACCTCTATCGGCTCCCTGAGTTGCCATGTAAGCCGCGATCTGCATTTTATAATATGTATAATAATTACCAGTTTTAATGTCTAATATAGTTTTATCACCTTCATATAACCCTTTCCAATCACCTCTACCGGCATACGGCGGATCAATATTCCAGCATACGAATTCAACATCTTCCGGTTCTCTGAGCGATTTATCCAGCGAATTCCACATCTTTAGAGCTTTTTCCAACTTGGCATTAGTCACATCGAAACTCGGCATTTTCCATGGTGGTAGTGTATCTGGATAATCCATTTCAACATCGGGCATTTCATTATGCAAAATATGATAATGAACTAGTTCTCCGGTCCAAGTAATAGCAGTTGGTCCACTGTGCTGAAACGGACTGGATGCACTTAAAATCGTGGTGACGCTCGGCATCGGAGGCAGTCTACCACTTTTATCAACATAAAAACGCCGTCCTGCGGCATCATGTTGTGTATCAAATTCCATTTTACCACAAACCCCATGCTTCAAGGCCAATCTTTCCCCCAAGATCGGTATATATCTCCCATATCAATCGGCTATCTGAGGCAATCAGATAAGTGAGCAATTCCCGATCTTTCTCAGACAGCTTTTCAGTTAGCGTAATCAAGATCTTTTTGGCATCTCGATATGCAAAAGACTGTTCCAAACATGCTTTACTGCAGTATCCGAGTTGATCATAATATCCCTCGGAATTTAAATTCTTACTGCAAATCTTACATTGTACCATTTTATCATCTCTAAATTATACTAATTTTAAAGATTTTGTTTTTTCTCGGTTATCATCATTACCCACGAATCCAATGCAGGTTAGGGTTCCTGGCGCAACTTCAGTTAAACCCGCGTCAATGATGGTTTCACAGTCAATATCTTGCTCCAGCTGCATAAAAGTCTCATGATCGGCCTTTAAAATCACGGCTCTTCCGAGACACTTATGCTTGTCAGCAAGCCGCATGGCCACGTGACTTACCTGAGCAGCGATTTTACCCTTCGACATCCCCAAGCTGCTGTCAATTACATAAATGAAAGTTGTATTTAAATCTACTGATCTGGTCATATTTATCTCCTTGGAATTTATAAATCCTCTAATATTAAATATTTGATATCCGACACCAAACAACAATGTCTGGGCAATGTTACCCATTCCCCAATATTGTAGCCCGATTAATCCATTACTTATCAACCATGTAACATATCCATAGCGTTTCCTTATCATTCGTTTGTCTGATACTAAGAAAGCTCCTAGCATTGAGATAACTAATAAGAACCATGGATACCAATCAAGCATATATGACAAACCCTATCATGGTTACAATAGTGTTGAACATAAAGTCCGGATAAATGTTACGCATTATCTCATACAAATTCTTATAACTCGTACATTCAGGGTCATGTTCCATTGCAATAAACGCATCTGGTACACCATAAAAAGCACCAACGTATATGAATTCTATCTCGGCTTCATGCAATGGAAATCCTTCGTCGTCAGACAAATAAACATGCTCAGCGATAGCAAAATTCTTATATCCTACACGACACGTAGTATTCACTCCACTATGAAACACCGGAACCTTAAATTTAATTTCTTTCATAGAACTCATATAGATTACAATTCTATTTATACCTTTCGGTCTTACCAATCATGAGTTAAAACGTCAAATCCAAGCGGCTCAATCCATTTAAACTTCGGGTTTACATGGAGTATGGCTGCTCCGGATTCTGGTCCTTCTGATGTCATGGAAGGTAATTGGCATATAAAAGACTGATGATATGTGGGATTGATACCCCACTTATGCAAATGCCCTGCTATGATGATATCTGCATCATAGTTTTGGAAACATGCCTTGTGGTATAGATTTGTCAATCTTTCTTGTTCACCGATACCATTTTCATGATTAACATAGAATTCCAAGCCATTCATGATAAAACTTCCATGATCTTCCCCAATGTAAGAAAAATCATCTCTATAATTTGTCACCATTCGCACAGAATTCTGTTTTAGCTTACGCTTTGGAATTTTATCATGATTACCCGCCAAAACAAACGTGGTTAATCCAGTTCTTGGATATTGATCAATCACATAGTCGATAATATCCGATTTTGTCCAAGCTTCCCCACGATCTCGCTTAAAACAATATTTATCAACCAAATCTCCAGCATGAATTACAAATCCTACGTTCCTTTCTTTAAAAATGCGGTAAGATTCTCGAACGGCTGTCATTTGCTGACTTTTGTTTCCAAAATGTGTATCAGACAATAACCCAACCTCAAAACTTGAAGGTATTTGACTAACAATCATTTCGATTTGATAATCATCCCAGGCAGCATTGAATTCCTTTTTGCCCATACCAACTGCAGCGGCAGTTTTTTTCTTCGATCCTGTTCGCAGAAAAGCTTTGATTATTTGATCTATATCTACGATGACAATACCTCAATACTACGAATAACAAAAATTTTCTTACCTGGAATTCACTGATGTTTATAAATTATTATTTTTATAAAATGGTCAAATAGGAGCATAGGAGCCGTTTTTTTCGATGACACTTATTTATATTCCAGGATTAAAAAAATTTTGGGTTTCATTTCGGACGGTTTTTTTATTCATTCGTTTTTCTAACTCAGCGTATGAAAAATGCCTAGTTATTAAATTAATAATTTACATAATGTGGTAGATTTTTCAAAATGAATTTTTGGAAAAAATCGTCCCCTGATAGCAGTTTTTTTTCACTGATGCCGATTTTGCGCTACTAGATATGATATACTATATACTACTTTTATAGTATTAGTTTCAGGTTGATTATTATATTTTCTTTTTGTGGTCAATTTTTCCATATACTATATTATATTGTATAATAACTCGGATTAAAACTCGCTGGTTATCATTATAAAATTAAACCTAAAACCTCGGTAGAAAAAAAGAATATTTCAAAAATCTCGAATCGATATTGTAAAATCGCTATCCAACAACACGGGTATTCGACGGGAAAAAATCTCACCGCTATTTTTATAATCACGGAGGAATACTCCTAGTAAAAATAGCCAGCATTTTGATAACTCTCACTTCGTTTTTCCCATTTTTGGTGGAGAAAAACTGCGTTCGAGGAAAAAATATTGGTTTTAGATTGCTGTCGCAATCTTTATATCCTTTAAGGCTCATATATCCAGCTCATGTCACTACAGCATATTCGCTATAACGCATTATACACATTGCGTAAAATATTCCCCAAAGAAACCATCTTAGAACCCATTTCTAAGTCTCGAAAGTACAACTACTATATCAAGCGCACTGGAGAAACCATTAAGGTACTCATTGCCACTATTAAAGATGATCATTGGGAGTTTCGCGTTGCCCACAACATGGTTCCGGAATACTTCTTACTCATAGCTCTCGATAACCAAGAGCGCATTGTCCATCAGTGGATCCTCCCTCGCGAATTACTGCTCGATAAGGGCTACCACACGATGACAGCTACCGATTATCCTGACCTAAAAATCGTTTAGTTCCGGAATAAAAAATTATAAAAAATTTAACTTTTTATGGGTTCATATAGGTTTCTAATACGCATAGTGTACATTATTACAAATGCATCCACTATACTTAAACTGTTTCGCGCTTTGGTAAGATCGTCAAAATGTCCGTCAGCCAAAAGGTAACCAGCATGGTGAACTAGAGCAAGCTCTAGTCCTTCTTGGGATTGGAAAAATTTTCCAGATCAACTCCAGATCCAGTGGATAATGCAAGAATTTCGCTACCAATTTTAATGCTTAGAAATTCTGCGATATCATCCAGGGCGGATACAATAGTCTGATCAACCAGGCCAAGTTTGCAGACTTCAGACATCAATCCATCTGCTTTTCCATGTCGAGATTACTCCCTAGGAAGTGTTATACATTTCTAACAGTATAAATGAAGACGTAAAATACCGTTCGAACAAGACTTCGTCTTATTCTCACTTAATAACCAAAAACTATAAATAGCAATACGTATATAATTAGTATTGGTAATAGAATGACAGGAGGAAACCAAATCATGGGTAAATCAAGATTTGTAACATTGCGGGACCTATTCGAAGTCAAATGCAAGAAATGCGGATCAACAGACGTCATATTATGGTCTGAATAATGTCCGGAATGTGGAGCTTGCATAACAGCAGTTTGCCACAAATGTGACCAAAAGTTTCAAGGAACAGTCTAGATTGTTTAACGTCTTTCAAAATGATCTCAAAGAAAGGGAAAGATACACGATCAAATCGGCTTTATAGACGCGCCAGAAAATTGGGGTAAATGAAAATATGAAAATATTAATATATTTTGCAATCCTATCATTATTGGTAGGAATGTCCAGCGCACTGCCTACAGACAAAGGTCCAATTGAAGTTACAGTCAAAGAAAAGTGGTCAAAAGTAATTTCAGATGGAGAATCCGTATCTGGTGTATACTTATTTAGTACGACAAACGGCAACGTTTATAGTATCCAGGATACGGTATGGCATTGGAATTTCAATGCCGCTGATAGATATGCCTTAATCCAGCCAAACAATACTTATAAAATCTGGTTATTTGGAATAAGGATGCCATTCTTCAGTGCATATCAGAATGCGTATAGAATTGAAAAAATTTAAAAAAAAAGATATATTTAATTTTTTAAAAAAAGTTAAACAAAGTAAATACATATCAGTATTTACTTTGGATCTCTACTCATACAACTAAATGGATATTTCTTGGAAACAGTTCCACCGACTTCTGGGATATCCTTGTTATGACTTCAGGAACACGAATCTGCATTCAAATCCCGCAGTCTTTCAATCTCATCTAAGGCTCTTCGTATTAGCTCATGATAACCAAGAACATCAAGCTCTTGATCCGTTAGGGCCTCCTCAAGATCCATTACAAGGTCATCTGATCGTACACCAGCTAGAAACTCCTCCTGCTCTTTAAAAGCTCTATAAGAGCTTCATGATAAGCCCACACATCTATTTCTTCTCCTCAAAATATATTCCTTTATCCCCGCATATATCCTCAAGTTTCACAGGTTTACCCATCAACTTGTCCCACCCACTTCTAATATCTCGTGGTTTTCTGCGCTGGTCATTGCAATATTCCAAGTTCTCCCAATATTCTTCACCAGTAATAACATCGCACTTTTTAGTAGCAAATTTAGTACACATGAGATCCGTATACGTAAAGATCGTGACATAGACTTTCTCAACACAATGTGTGCATTTAACACACGCTCGTTTTCCTTCACACACCATTTAAACACCTTCATCAATAAGCAGCTGCTTGAGATCACTTAGGCTATCCAGAACATACAACTTATCAATATCACTTCTAGTTCTTGATATGAGATCTCCCAACTCACCAGGATCTTCCCAAATTCTAAACGAATTCTGCAGCGACATGAATGCATAATCCGGATTAATTGGAGAACTGCACTTAAGATCAACATCCTTTAGTATATAGTAATTAATTTCTCCATAAGCGGGTATCTTAGCAACTACTATATGCTTGCTCTTGAAAGCTTCTGTTTCCATTTTTTTCATAAACCACTTTCTTTCACATGGATCAGAAAGATCAACCGTCTTAAATCTAGGTTCATCTACAAGTTCAATTTCATTCGGATCAAACCACCAAGTTCTACCGTCATTACCATCTCGGATTTCAATAGGCAAGCTTGTACTTCTCGCATCAATTGATGTGATCTTAGCGGTTTTACCCAACATATGGTCCATTAAACCCTCTAGATTCCACTTACCGGATGTTTTTCTTACGATACGAACCATATCTCCAACCTTATACTTCATCAAACTCGCCTTCTCTACAAGTTCAATTTCATTTTCCAGGAGCCACCACATCTTATCAGTACCTTCCGCTTCTGGTTCATCTCTGATTCCAATTGGTAATTCGGAGTATTTCACAATATCGGCAATAACAACCGTTTTACCAACCAAATGATCCATCTTTCCAGCCGAATTCCAACGCGGTCCCTTTTTCACGATACGGATCTTGTCTCCAACTTCATACTTCATGTAACTTCACTCTCCTTTCTCAAGCAAGAAGTCATCATTAATTACCTTAAATGACAACCTCCCCAATTTAACATCTCTGTCCTCTGGAACGGCTCTACACACGATTCCTTCTCGGCTCATGTCACCATACACTGATTTACCCTTGGACAGCTTTAACATGGCCTGTAGGTCATTAGGCAAGCTTATATTACAGATCTCATGTACTAGGAAGTCATTACCAAGTCCTAACTCTTTAACTCGATCACTCATTTCCTGATAACTCGAATACTTCCCGGTATTAAGATCGTACATGTTAAACACCCTATATACAAGCGCTTCTAGTTTATAATGGTTTCCCTGTATACCTGGGCCTATAAGCTCTCCCTGTAACACCACATTGTCTCCAATTTGATGCACTACGCTTTCCAAATCGTGTTCTATAGCATAATCCCAATACGCAGTTCCATTCCATTTATGCTCGTAATCCGGCTTTAAATCAACATTCCTGCTACACACATGTAACCCATCTTCCGGATCCCAAAACACAGACATTGAAGTTCCGTCGTACTTCTCGGTAACAGAAAACATCTTTCCTTCATGGCGTTTCAATACATCAACACAGCTTTGTAGACGTATTTCATCAGTGCGGGGAATCCTATGTGGCAAGCTTCCTCGCGCATGACCAAACAACCTTGCTTTCTCGCCTTCAGCTGGAGCACGTTCCCATTTCCGGATCCCTAGCAACTCGGTTACATTATCACCTATTTGAGCGCTTTCAGCATGTTCTCCGAGTATATCCAGCGGTAGCACTAACCCTTGGCTAAGGCATCCTCTCAGTTTCATACTCTTAATTCTGAACCCTTTATTAGCACTGGTGTAGCAACATTTGCGCAGAAATTCATACTGCGGTTCTTCGGGTAACAGCGAATCAATTTCCGCATAGATAATTTTATCTCCTGGGTTATATTCATTTCGCCGTATGACGGTTTGCCATCCTAATATTCTAGCAACCTGTAGATTATCCGAATTCGGAACATCTTCAATACTTTCAATTATCTGTACAGACGCTAACTTTCTTTCTTCTGTCATCATACTCACCTTTAAATCAAATTCTTTAAGTTTACTATAGAAACATGTTGGTGATATATTAAGTATTTTGCATATTTCTTCACTCCCCGTGGGCCAGCCTCCCGATCAATTGATCTGCTCTCATTTCAAATCCCCCGTATACGAAAATGCTTGTATGCTCGCAACATCAATCCAGTAATGATATCCGGCTGTAGGACCAACAGTTGTACCTATTACAACATCACTTTCAGACTTCTCAACACGAATAGTAATTTCATCTCCACCACGGAGATTAAAATGAACTACCTTACCAACCATCCTGTTAAAAATTGGATAACTCTTCATATCTTCACCCATTCATGGTAAACTCTCAAGTACACATCTTCTACAACGAATTCACAGTCACATCCACATGGATACCACTCGATCATTGCACTTTTACTAACAACCTTCCCACATTCCGGACATTTATACATCACTATCAGCCTTAATCATATCGTATATCTTGTTAGTAAGTCGAATAGATAGCATAAACAGTTTATCATCACCCTTCTTCTTCATAACCTCTTCACCTTCACCCTCCGTCAACAATATCAGAGCATCTAAATCACCCTGAATTTCAGTTTCTTCATATCCCTTAGAATCTGGATCATCCATGTGTTGGTATGCCCTCATCGCTGTCAAAACCTCGACTAAAATATCCATATTAGAAACCATTTCATTCACCCTTCTTTAAAACCTCATATATCCTATTGGTAACAGTAATCGCTTTCATAAACACCTTGTCATCTCCAATAAGCTTCTTTGCTTCTTCTTCTTGCCCAAAAGCGAGATGCACAAACGCTTTAGCATCAATAGGTGCTTGTTCAGTCAAATACTTTTCTCTATCATCATTGTACTCCAGCTGTCTCATTCCAGTGAGTACTTCTAGTCCTATCGCTTGTATATCAATCATGTGTGATTACCTCCAACAATTCTTTTAATATCGGGATATTACTTTCTTCAACGAAAGTAACACCCGCATCTCCCATGATAACAATACCGTTTTGTCTCCATTCAACACTTATGCCGTTAAGCATTTAACCACATCCACATCCACGGTTTCAAACAACTCATTCGACATACCAAGACCATGCTTATACAGAACTTTTACAATCCCGGCATTTATCCGATCCTCATGGCGACTCCCATACAATAGTATACACCAAGCTATCTAAACCAACATCACCTGGGACAAATGTGCATAACACATGTAAGATTCTTCCACCATGAGATTGAATCCCCTGCATCTTTTCATTTAAACACATTTCCATACCAGCAGCAGACGCTGGAGATAATTTCACAACATTCACTTGAGTTAGCATATACAACTATAGCATTCCCATACTATATAAAAGATTCGGTTGATAGGGAACACTCCCCATATAGCAAATGGATTCATACTAACACACCAACTTTTCCAACATTAATTCAGGTTTCTTGAGCCTAATTTCAGTCCATCCCCACTTGTCTCCACCATGGAACTTCCGCTGGCTTTGTCGCTCATTTCCGGTCCACCCCATTGCTTTTTTAAACGCTTTACCAAACATGGTCTTAGACAGTTTTTCAACTTTTATAGCTCGGCAAAAATCCACATAATATTTATACGTCATGTCCTTACTGGCGAAACCACCGGGAACATCGTCATCTATACACAAATCAATAAATCCCTGTACCGGATTTGCGTTCATGATGTAAAGACTCCGTACATCATCAGCAGACATTTCATTAGTCAGCATCTTCCTAGAAAGAACTCCCGGCAACATACCCAAACACTTTATAACAAACCCGGATAACTCCATAGGATCATCTATCGCTTTCAGCCTCTCCGGGTCATCTACCAGTGGATCAAACACATGGTAACACCCAAATATTTCCATCCGTCTGAAGAAACCCTTAGTCAAATCCGAGATCGGTGGCAACATATTGGCGATTAACACCATTTTACAAGTATTTATTACTTGAACCGGCTGTTGGAATTTCTTCTCGATTTGTAGCAAGTCCTTACCGCTCGTTACCTTCTTAAACACACCTTCATTCTCAATTGGCTTATCATCCACATCTCCCACGAGATTAACCAGCTTCCCCTCTAAAGCAGCTGTTGCAAATTTATCTCTTCCAAGCTCCTGTGGCGTAACTGCGGCACAATTGTTTATTCCAACTGCGTTCATGATTAATCGTGCTAATTCTGAATTATGAGTCGGCAAGAACGATTTACCACATAAGAACATTCCAGATGGCGCACTTACTTGAATACATATAGTATCTCCAATACCAGCCTTTGTAATTGATATGTAGCGATTCGCTCTCATAACAGAGTCTCGACATTTATTCTTTTTTCTTGGAAGTGATGCAGCATCTGATTTGTAAAAGCACACTCTATATTTTTTAGATATAAACCTTCCATCAAGCTTCGCATCACCAATATGTTTGGTTGCCTTTACACCAAGTGAATTAACAAGTTCATATACACCATCTGCTAGGTTTTTGTTGGTCGTACAGAATTCAACATGCCCAGTATCACCAACGTAACCATCAGTATCTATTAGTCCATTCAGCAGGGCAATTCGTTGATCATAACTCGCTCTTAAGTATATCATTGGTATATGTTTGTTTTTTAATAAGCTTTGCTGTCTAAGTTGAGTTACAAGACCAAGTATACCAAATGTACCAATGGTTGTTTGTTTGCTTGTTATATATCCTTCTTCGTTTATACGGTTCTCCATAAATTCTCGATCATTGGTATCAAGTTGTGTGATAATTGCACTATGAGAATTTCCATCACCCAACCACGCACCTAACGTATATGGCCCTATTGGTAGATCAATATTTCCGGTTTTAATAGCACCTTGCACTAATATTCTAGGTTTGCGTGTTGATGGTCGATTATATAAATCTTCCGTAGTATGATCTGTTATATACTCTCGTCGGCTAGGTCGATCCTTTTTTACACCGGGATTTAAACATACTCGCCAAATATGTTCCTCATCAGCAAGAATGTGTTCGCCATCACTAGTAGCAACATCATATAATTGGCGGTTTTTCCACACGGGACTTTTGCCAATAACTTTTACGATGTTACCTTCTTCATCAAACACTTCATCCCCGACTTCCAAATCACCAATTTCAGTGAACCCTGTCGGGGTTGGTATTGGTGTATGAACTTCCAACGCCTTCCCGCTACGAGCGGGTCCGTACAGCATCATAACAGCCTTATCAATGGCCACTCCACGGTAAAACAGATATCCAGCAAACTCATAGAACTTTGGTACATCTTGCGGTTTTAATACATCCCCGATTATAGCATCAATTGTTGGACATGTAGCACCCTCCACATATCTAACCGGAACCTGTATCCTCGATAAATACTCTCTGGTATGAGGCATGAATTCATTTGTCCTCCAATTATATAAACCATTTGCCATATTAACGATATCAAGATTGGCATCAAACACGGTTTTTCTGGTGGAAACATCTAGGAACATCTCTTGGTACGTAGCTAATTGTATAAAAGCAACTAACTCTCGCACCCTATTGATACTCAGCAACGGGCTACCATCATATAGTGTATATCTGCCCCAATTTTCATACAGCTTGTGTGTAATCCATTCTTTAGATCCACCTTCGCATCTAAAAACTCCATTATTGTACACATAAATGTCGCCTGTGGGTACAATACTCAGTACACTAAAATGCTTGGTAAACCAATCTCTTACCTTAACAGCATCAACACCAATTAAACTACCTGTCCGGTCATCAAACACCAAACAAGCCGCAGGATCGAATGACATTACTTAGCACCTCGTTGGGCAGCACGATCTTCTTCGTTCTCTCATTAGTAGAAGCACGATAACTAAAAAGAGAATGAGTATCACATCACCAATAATCATCCAATGCCTCCACAGCGGTTCCGCAATATGGCAAGTGCTTGAAATACTCTTTCAAGAAATCGCGCTTGGCTGTCATGAACTGATCAAGTGTTAAATTCTTCTTGTTTATTGCTACTTCTGCTTTACAGATAGCCATATCCACGGCCAATTGATCCCTCTCTCCAAACGGTATCTCGAAATCGTGATACATACAGGCTTTACCAAGAACATCTCTTATTCTACACCAAGCGCTTTCTTTCTCATTACAAGATGCATGAGTCTTGGCATATTCACAACCATCGCATATCAGCATACCATTTGCAATTTCAGATTCTAAACAAAACGGGCAAGTGCTCGCGAATATCGGCAACCTTACGCTAGGCTGTTTCATCGACTTCAACACCCATAGCTGTTCAAGCATATTGTTTATTGCTTCAGATAACGCTTCTTTTGATACCATTAGTATGCCTCCAGTGCTTCTAAAAATACCTGATTGTTACTAAGTTGTTGGGCAATCTCCGCCAGGATAATCTTTTGTATCCCATCAGAGTATTAACATCCATCGTGAACTTGTCCTTATACAGAATCCGCGTATATTTTGAGCATATCTCTCGATTTTTGGTTCTTTCGCAGAAACCGACCATCTCATCAGTTTCCATTACGATTGCACCACCGCCTAACTTCCGCCACGTTGAACCATCATCATTACAATACCCACGCAACGCCCCATATCGACAATCTTTACTACATATTTGGTTAAATGATACACAATACGGGCATGTTTCAGAATGTATTGGTAGCATTTTGACTATTGTTTCAGCCGTCACCGTATGGTCAATGGCAGCTTCTAACTCACTCAGCTTATCACACAGTGCCAACGCTGTTTTATATACAAACACCTGATCCATTCAATATTCCTCCAAAACCTTTAAGGATTCTTCATTCTCCGGGAAAAATTCTATCATGCTTTTTAACAATTGCTTCTTAGCTACCATGAATTGATCAACATCAGTGAAAATCGGGAACCCACATTTGCACAATTCACGCAGTCCAATTTTAGCTTGATTACTTACCGATTTGGTGTAGTATATATCATTAGAGAGACTTGTAACAGCAAGTCTCCACCACACGGAATCCTGATTGTCGCAGTCCAATCCCCCATGCGACATCGCAAATTCACAATTTGGTATGCAGGGAGTTCCGGGTAAGCGTTTCACTGCTACACAATATGGACACGACAGTGCTCTAAGCGGGAAGAAATACAGCAGATCGTTGTATGTGGCAGGAAATTCCCCGTCTTCATCATCAAGCATAATCAATAATTCATTCAAACCCGCACTAATATATTCTGATGCATCGACAACATCTTCTTTAGTAACTTCCATCTAATCACCCATTAACATCTTCATAGCAGTTATATATTTCTTGGTCATTCTCTCAACAACATCATCAGGCAAGCCGTACATTCTGCTCTGATTATGGATCACATCCTGGATCTTGACTCTGGTAGCGATATCAGATGTTTTTACCCTCTTAATGTAATCGACATACGGCTCATTTGGTAAATGCGTTATAGCTTCTAATGCAACATATTCCGGCTCAGTCAGATTCACCATAACCCGAATAAACTTAGGCGCATATACATCCTCCCATATATCATGCATAACTGCGACCTTTTGATCTCCAGGCTCACATTGTAGCATCACTGCTAACGGATGTAATATGTACGGCTTTCCAAGTTTATCTAATTGGTATCTATGCGCATCTACAGCAAATTCAATGCACCTACTAAGGCTCATACTTTCAACCATGCTCTCTCTCCAATTATAGTCCAAATATCATGTCCACCATGACACCATCTTGTTATAGCACCTTCAAACCTAGTTTCCGTTGGTTTATAAGGCACTTTCGTATTATTGACCACGTAATACCAATTATCATGATCAATTATTATCTCATCCCATTTACCAGGGAACCCAATTTCATTAGGATCATAATCACTGACATATACTGTACCACTAGCACATCGCAGCCTGTGGAGCCATATCACAAAATCCGTCTGTGGATTCTTCTTCAGCAACATCAGTCTCACATTCATCACAGTACACTCCAGCAGCAAGTCCTTCTTCATAACTCAGTATATATCCTCGTCCACGATGTTCAAATCCATCTGATTCTGCTTCTCGCGCCCAAATGGCCCGAATATCTACCCATTTCCAATCGTCCGGGAACACTTTCGCGTCCCATGCATAGCGTTTTGCTTCATGTGTCGTGCTGGCCAATACAGCAACTCCTAAATCCAAATCGGGGTTTCCAACCCAGAACAACCTCATATTCATAATATTGGTTTTTCTAGTATTTAACCCTTTCGGATCTCTTTCCCAATCCGTTTGGCGGCTTCCATCAGCAAATCCTTTTTAGGCGGGGTTTTTGCTCGGATCTTGCCCTTATACCGCTTTTTCTTTTTACGTGGCGTAATGGTCACTGTGTCCATTCCTATGACCTCTTCCAGCACCTCGATCATAGCATCCTTATGGCGTGTGGTTGGATACTTTTCATAATATCGCTGAGTCTCGATCCAAGCCAACATATGCCAATCAGCCCGATCATTGATCTTCATACGAATTGTAAACTTATTATCTTTCCATTCTAACAAATACACTTTATGTTCATACGGAACACTTACTTTTTTAGTTTTTAATAATTTCCAAAGCCATATTACTTCGCTTGCGATATATAGTCCATCATGTAAATATATATTTCTATATAGCTGAACTACATCCGGACCCCTTAAACTTTCAATACCCGACTTACGGACATCGATTGCATCAATCCTTCTAAAAAATTCCAAGTTGGTAATCTTACCAACCGTTTTTGTAAGCTCACGTATCGGGATCATCTAATCGTCAGATCAATTGCTTGGTATATGCTCATTGTCGAACATCGGCACAAAACCAAACGTAATATTGGATCCATAACTCATATCCATGCCAATACTAACACCTTTAAACATCTGTAGTATAGGCACTGGTCTGGATATCAGCTGATAACCATATTTCATACAAACCCTCCCAATTTCTCTCTCACTGTGGACAGCTGGAACTCTAGTTTCTGTTTTTCTCTGGCAGATCTTAAGCTGTTTTAGGATGGCCTGGAAAGTATCCTCCAGGAATACGGATTCTGCGTCAAGAGTCAGATACGGTACATGGATATCTATATCCGTATGCTCATCTTCAAACATGAATTCAATGAATTGATCTCCGGATCCGCTATGATTCCAAAACGGCTTACCTTCGGTGTTAACATCATGCCTGGAACCATTCTCACAATAGGACTTACATACATAATAGTATGGTTTGTTGGGGCACTCTCCCCAAGACTCTTTTGTGGGCATGTTCTTGAATGACACGATCCTGCGGCACTTCTTTCCACCGCGAACAATCTTCTCGGTTACGATTGTTGGTAGTGTTACAACCTTTTCAAGAGATGCGAAATCATACCACCAACAACCAGTGGAAGTTCTGACTTTAAATCGTGTTCTATCGCAACTACTTAATTCAATTACCTCTCCCACTTCACCTACAGTAGCATCCATGTCTGTCACCCACCACGGCGCATCATAGGATGTTACTCGCTTTACAATTTTTACCTTGTCACCAACATTATATTCAGATATTGGATCCAGAGCTTCAGGCGCATACCACCACGATCCACCAACAGCAGTGTGTACCCTAATAGCGTTTCCACTCATTGAAATATCTTGTATGGTTCCAGTATGGCCAACAGTTTGATCCATACTTGATACCCAACAAGGCCGCTCTGCCATATCAATTTTTTTAACAATCTTTACCATCTGTCCAATCTTCATAGTATAACCTCTTCAACACCAGACCATTCACGCGCGATTCTTACCTTTCTGTACAGTTCTCCGGCTTCTCTCATGTATGCCACAATCTTCTGGAAAGCCGCTTCCGGTAACACCGAACTCTCGGTGAATATTAGGCAATACCCCTCTAAATTGAGTGTGGGCTTATTTGGTCCAAGTACAACACGATTAACAGCTCCCCCCAATTGCCAATCACACTTACCATCTGATTTGACATCATGGTAGCTGTTTTCTTTTTTATCTGATAAGTAAAACCACCTATCACCTGCGAAATACTCCTCCGGCAGCTGACTTCTCTGCTTGATGTTGTTGAACTTAATAATTCTGCGGCATTTTTTCCCACCGCGCATAACCTTTTCAGTGGTAATGCTCGCATATTGTGGCTTCTGTAAGCTCAAACAATCATAGCTTATCCAGAATATTTTGTCATGGTCATCTAACTTAACATGGATTGACCATTTGTCAGTGGCATCAACGACAACACCCATACCCTCCGGGCAACTTTGCCTATTGGGTAACACTAGGATTCTATCACCCGTTTTAAACTTCATATTACAACCTCTTCGATACCTTTCCAACTATGTAACCAACCAAGAAGTTTGTTTCTCCAGTCGGAGAAACTAAACCTCATTTAAATCACGACCTCTTCGATACCAGACCAATCCACTACTTCGGCTTTTATTGAAGTGCGATTTTCGAAGTATATATTCTTACGCTCTTGAATCTGCTTCAGGATAGCCTGGAATGTATCTTCCAAGAACACACTATTAGTTCGAATATTAAGATAATATCCACCAATATTCACACCGGCTGCTTGACTATCTGTGAAGTCACCGATTAGTTCATCTGGTCCACCAAGCTGATGAGAATAGCCTTCCCACTCCGGTCTACCGCATTCATCTACAATATGCCGCCCACATCGACCAACATCTTCGATACCCATATATGGTCTAACATCACACCGCTTCGGGAAACCCTTAAACCCAAGGATCTTGCGGCACCTCCTCCCGCCACATATAACCTTCTCAGTCTTGATTACCATAACATGTTCAAATACATCGTCTGTCCAGGTCCACCCGAATTCCTCCATGAAGTACCACTGCGCTTTTCCACAATCACGATTTTCGATACTCTTAATTGTGGCAACCTGTCCGATATATTTGTCCATAATGTCATTCCAGCCTGGGCTTCCAGACTTCATTCTCTTGGTTATGCGTACCAAATCTCCAACTCTAAAGTCTCCACTCATACATTTCACTCCATTTTACTTTCAACTAACTTTTTCACAAACAATGTGTAATCTTGTGTTCCATTCGCTCTGGTATACTTTTGCGGCTTTCCCTCAAATTTGATATTACATCCGGGTACAATCCGGGCATATGCAATAGGCACAGCGGGTATTTCTCGACCAATCGTCAACACTAAATGATCGGTTATCGGCTCTCCTTTTAGATTTCGAACATCAGTGATTATACGCTGATCGGCTAATTTACCACCGATTCTTACAGTCTTACGTCTTTGTGCTACTTTGGCGGTAAACATATCTGTGCCTTTCATAACCGCTAATTTGTCCCGCATGGCGATACCAGCTTTTGATAAAACTCGTCGGCATCAACCGAGCATCCCCCGGCAGTTACCCGATTCTCCTCAAAATTCAGACTGATGCGAATAATACGGCATCCATCGTAACACTTCTTAAGCATTCCGTATTCATTTAGCAGTCTAAAGTGGGCATGCAGTCTGGCCTTCGAGTTCCATGTTTTGCCTTCCCGCGTAAACATCGGGTGCAATCCTCCGCTTGAAAACTTCAAATCGGAGTCCATTATCTTATACATCTCGATTTCCATTCTCAAATCACCGCTTTTGATACCAAATACCCGATATGTTTGCACTGCCCATTGCCCTTATGATGGAAATGGAAGCTTGGACACGAGCACTTTGGCTTCATCCCCTCTTTGTATACTACATAGTATTTATCCTTATCGGTATCGGACAATACCAGCCACACATCATTACCAACATCGATGATAGGCTCCCTGTTAAATGCCTTGTATCCATCACCAGTAACTCTATTCAGTTTCTGTTGAGCTTCCTTATTACTGAGCACCCATGGACCAGCACCATACTTAATAAACTCGGATCTGGAATTCCCCGGTTTATTTTGGGCCACCGGTCTTATAACAGTCTCGGTTACATCGACGTTTCTTGGGGTATCAATTGTTATGGTATCATCATCATAAACCACAACCTTTGTCCCGTTGATTATAAGCTTTAGCATTTCTTTCATATTACAACCTCTTCAATACCTTCCCATGGCACACTGTTTCTGATATGTTCGATGATTTCTCGGAACACGAACTTGGGAATTACATCCTCGATCCTCGTATTAAAGCTCCAGAGGTCCAGGGCATCATTGTTTGGATAACTTACCGATGGCCCGTTTTGATGATGTTTTTTCAGTTTTGTACCATCGGGTGGTTCATATATGAATCCAACTGAACATAGTACCATATGCACCGGATCTCTTGGATCCGATGAGAATCCATCTACAGCGGTCACTTTCATACACGGAACACCACTAACGGATACCTCTCTTGCAGAAATATGTCCTCCGCCTGGAAAATACAACTCCATCTTACCTCCCCCTCGAATACGCCTTGGATATGCCGCGCTGGATTACACCGATTGTTTCAGGACTCCATTGGTATAAACTGGCATCCATATACATGTTGGCCATTTCGCCATCCATGTCGTCAGCCTGTCCCAAACTGCCTAGAAAGTTCCTTACTGCAATCTCTTTTACGCCGCGCTTAACCTTTCCGGTTTTCTTGCTCATGATCAGAGCATCGATTTCTTGTGTAGTTAGTGGATCAAACATACATATACCCCGCAGTGCAGCCTTAATAGCTGCCGATGCCCCCGCATCACACGGATGGTAGATGCTTGACATCGCTGCAACCAAGCACCTCCACCCTACCCATAGGCATGATTCCTTTATAAGCTTTTCGGTATAAACAATAGTATAATTAATGTAAATTAGAAACATTTATATAAAATAAGTTCCTATATATGGTATATGGAAACTAGATTATGCCGTTGTTGCGGTTGTGACTTGAATGGATCCAATGAATACCGATCTAAGAAGCGTAGAAATTTAGGAAGAATTTGTAAATTATGTCACATTAAAGAAATGAAAAAACGATACAAGAAGGGCAAGCGTCATTTCTTCATAACTACATCTAATTACTGCATATTCTTCGAAAGTCGTCAAGATAAAGTAGCCTTTATCAATTATAGAAACATCCTACGTAAAACACATAAATATCCCGCTGAACATTCATCATCTTGTGGATGCGCGATAGATGAATGGGTAGAGATTGATGGAAAACCGGTTCTGCAGCGGCTACGTTGCAACGAATGTGGTTCAATAGTGCGTTATAACAGAAACAATGAAAAGGAATGCGAGGGCTGCGGGTTAATCTTTAGTTAATCCGATTATACTCTCCTGTATAATGGTGCATGCTCCAATCATTATATACAGCGATGATTCTTCAAGTACTCCCACGATAAGTAGCAGGATAGCACCTACTATAATTAAAGTCTGCTTGCGGATCATCTTATTCGCAGGATCCTACTGGAAGCAGTTATATAAACATCTTCTCTGATTTTCATATAATCGTCGTTACTATCAACCGGGCTTATGTATAAATTCATACGCAATCCACCACCATTTTAGCATTACCCTTTGATGTCAAATACGGGTACATCCATTCACCACACCAACACTGCACGCTCTGGCTTAGTCGCATGCCAGGAATTCAATGCCCGCATTTAACACAATATTTGGTAACTGTTGGATCAGCAGTAATGTAACTAATATGCTCAGTCATCCATTTTCTCCGTACCCAATGCAGCAAATGTATACTGTGCTGGCATCAGGCTAAAATCTATCTTAATACCATAATCCATCTTAAATACACTTACATAACCAATAAACCTAGTGCTCTTAGATACAACGTAGTTTATATCTTCTTCGAGTTTCTCGACATCCGTTACTTGGTCAACCTTATCTACACTACCTACAAATGAATCAATTACAACTTCCATTGTGGCAATGTCTCGATTAACTTCTTCACGATACGTGCGTGTATCGAATATTTCATCTTTCATATCTGTATCCTCCCGGTATCAATTCCATAGCTTACATCATAGTCATATCTCGCTTCGGCTTCCTGTAACAACATTTTAGCATATCGTAATAAATGGGTCAGGAAATGCTTCCTCTGTTTATCGGTCAATTTCCCAAACGCATTACCACTTCCAAAACCCTCTCCACCACCCATATTGAGCAAATCGGTAAACTTTGGATGGGGAGCTTCCCGTAACTCGATATGCACTACAACATCCATTGGATCTTTTACATCCAGTGATAAGAACGTCTTGTTACAATCCGGACACTTTTCCCATGTACCCATGTTACCACCCATCAAATTTCATCATATATTCCTGCCCAAAAACTCAACGCGCTCATCAATGCGGCGAATCCACACCAAACGGGCGAATGAATCATCATGTACATCCCGATTAGCGCAAATCCAATGAAAAAATTTATATATATCATGCTCACTCCTTAAAATACCTGGTTTTCTACGAATTCAAGCATTCTTGATAAGTGTACATCACGATGACCTCATCACCATCATCGTCAGCTACCCAAGCATCATTGTCTATAAACTTGGATCCACGTTTTTCGCACTGTATGGCCATTACCTATCCCCATAATGGTATTGGATTAATCAGCCGCTCAATCACTCTAGGTACATCGTTTTGGGCTTGCTCAAACAGAGCTTCCTTTACAGCTTCCGGCAGATCATGATACCACATGCATCTCATAAACATCATCTGATCAAAGGATGGTCTGCTGAATGCAGATGTCTCCGGGTCAACACCGTCCAGGTACATGAAGCAAGCAGTGTCCAGCACTACTTTGTCATATGCCGTATACATCGAAACCATTTGAATTTTATCCATGTTTTTATTCACCTAGTTTTATAAAATACGGGCAGGTTCCACATGTGCCATCATCATATAGGATTCCTGCTCGATCTTTTCTAATCATCCCAACTGAGCAATCTGGTTGATATGGTAATCTAGGCTCATCTTTATTTTGACATGTTCCAAACAATTCATCAGGTTTTTCTTCCGCTAGAACATACCAATCACCATAAACGTCTTCTCCTTTCGGGCAACCAAATACATCTAATGGTTTTTTCTTTTCTTCCATGCGGAAATCACATTCATGCTGCGCTTCTTCTAATGAAAACCTGAAAAAGCATTTACCATAGAGTTCGGCGCAAACCCAATATATCTTCATGGATTCCTCACAAAACCAATACATGGTTTGTAGTTCTGTTGCATGTCATCAACGAATTCGAAAAACACCAACATCAAGTCGTATGCTACTCGAACACTCGTCCAATCGATCCATGAGTTAATAACAAAAGCCAGTATACCAATAAACCCGATTCCAGCTAGAAGTTCAATCATTTTTAACCTCATTCAGCCCACAAAACAGCTGCAGTATTACCATAATTTGTCGTTTGGACATGCACGCTTGTTGGCCATCCCTGGAACACACCTTCTGCCCCAATTTCAACCGGCATGTCAGGATCAAATTGTTTCAAAACCTCGATTAATTGGCCGACTGTTACTGGTTCTTTTATATCTATAAAATCATTCAAGTTTCCTAACATAAATTTCCCCCGGTTTTTTTCAATGCACCCGTCTTATATACTTAAGCTCGCTTCTCAGAAATGCAAATCCAATAGAACCATCGTCATTGTCACCAATGATGAAATGCGATTCATATATCTTCGTGGCAACTTCATCCCATGATTGATCTACATCAATTTCACATTCTATAAATCCACCATGTTTGAACTCAAATCTGATCATCATGCATATACATCTCCATGAGAGAGAGGCTATTCGAGCCTCTATTCTGATACCCTCCCGTTCATATAGCCTATCAGCATACCAACCGAATACGCAGCATAAACTCGTTCTTCGGGATTATCATAATAATTAATAATTTCGGACACGCAATTCGTGATCGTGCTTTCCATCACATGTTTCATAAGGTATGTGACTACTTCACGATCAATTGCATCTAGTCTAGCATCATCCATCCCAAAGATGTTAACGGTTATTTGTGTTTGCTCCAAGTAATCTACCTCCAAGTGATTGAGTGCGAGAGGACGGCTCATGCCATCCCGCGCAGTTCTTCCCGCACCGCATCACTACTAGGCACGTAAGCTATAAAAAGCTTTCGGTAGCGGCCCTGATTGAGCATGTCCCAAAATAGAGTCCAAGCCATTTAAATCCTCCTTAGCCTGATTAATGTGTTCCTGCATCATGTTCAAGTAATTCTGTGCATCTTCCAGATCTTTCTTAGCATCTTTAGTTTTAGTTCTATGATAAGCTCGTTTTACAAGAACATGTACCCACATACCAAGTTCATGTATGTCATAATCCCGCCATGATCCGTTTTGCCAATCCTCGGAATGCGATAAAATTGAAGAGGGAGTCTTCATTTTACAACATCCCTATTACCAAGATTCCAACCCATTCCAAGAACTTGTATATAAGCGCGATTATCACGCCGTAATATAGTGCAGTTAATGCCAATCCAACTAGGTATGCAATGGCAGCTGTTAAGAGTGCCATCATCAAAGTTATACCGTCATTCATGTCAATTTCTCTCCCGAATATTGATATTCAATTTCATCTATAAACACCTTTGCCATATAACCGGCCATAAATATCGCTGCATCATCAGATGTGCCATTCAGAGATTTTATACCTCTAATAACACTTTCCCAATGGTCCGGTGCTTGGTTATATACCCGCAAGAATTTTTCAACTGCGGCGATCATAAGCGATTCTATATCCAGCGAATGACAGTCTTTCATTGCCATGCGCAGCCTTTTCAACTGGCTGTCGTTTAGCTTTATTTCAGGTTCTACATCGAACATTTAATCATCCACCACAATATCAGCATGTAGTTCAATTACATTACAGCATTCTTCGAGTTCGATATTCTCAACATTGAGATCCTTTTCATCACTTAGATATCTCGAAACGATATCACAGACTTCTTTTTACTCATAACAAGTTTCATTTCAAACACCACCAAGTATTATATAAATTTCAGCGGCAGCTGTTTTTGCAATGTCTACGATCCTGCGTCGTCGTTCATCACTAACCGGGATCTTAGAATCCATTTCATATAAACGAGCTATTGCATATATACTTTTATCAATACCAACATCTGATAGACATCTTTTGCATAGCTCGATATTTTTAGAATTTCTTCCGGATCTAAGGGCCAATTCACTTTGCATAACGGTGCTGGACATCATTCTTGCTCTATCGAATCTGGTATTCATCACATTTCACCAATACCTATACACGACTTTTGAGTATTTAACCTTTTTGGTCTACGGCAAAGTTGCTTGGCTTATATCCATTGCGGATATCTTTATCCGGGTTGAATTTAAACTGCGGAGTTCCCCATGTGCGCCACCACTCGGATTTTCTGTAGTCGTGCGCGATCTTCCACATCATTCAGGTTCATCATAAATCATGATCATAGCGTTTCAAAAATAAGTAAGTTTTGGTTGGTTTAAATAGCGGCCAAATACGCTTAATTGTATTTACTATAATTTAAACCTTTCGTTGAAATTTCCCATTGCCAAGCACTGCTATTGTTCCACTCGTCAATGCTAATGTTGCTCATGTTTAGTGATACATTCAGGATGGCATTTTCATGGTCAAGGCTCATGTTACCATTACCTATCACTGAGCATGAGAACTCTAAGCTTACTTGGCCCATCGCGACGGAACAAAAAAATAAATTAAGCGAAATTAAAATGACCGGAATCGAGGTCATCGTTTGCCTCCAGCAAGCTCTTGGCTTCCTCTTTAGTTGAAAGTTACACACCATTTATAACACCTCACTGTTTTGCTAGGTAACAATCTCGAATTGCCACATTTCCGGATTCTACACAACTTCGGCAGAAATGGTCATCTTCGGTGGCTCGGCGCATGTTAACATTATTATAAATATTTCCATATTGAACCCGGACCACAGCGGCACCATCTAGAAGTTCTTTTCCGCACGATTCGCATTTTGTCATGATGCTATATCTGTTTTCAATATCACCAGCTTTGCGTCGCAGTGGTGACAGTGGGCTTCAGTGAACAGCCACTCCCCATCTGCTTTGACTATGCGATCAGGCTGGAAGGTTCCTGTGTGATTGCAGTCTGGGCAATGTTGGTTTGCAGCACAATGCTGAAGTTCCGAGTGCTCAATTGTGTAATGCCCAAGTTTACCATCTTTTATCCAGTGCATGCGATTCACCTCATCTTGGCATCTCCCTCAATTGATCCGGGCGACATCCTTTAGAGCATGATGGACTGTCCGGGAACTTGACGAAAATGACCTCCTGCTCACCAACAAACTTCTTACTGGTAACAGTTCCGTATTCGACATCAGCGTGATTGATGTCTCCCATTGCATGATAAGGGATGTAAGCGACTTTCATCCCAGGTTTGAATGCTGATTCTGGTGTGATGTAGTCGCTTGCTCTCAGTGAATCTTTCTCATAGATCTCATTTGAGCTTACGATCCGTGTTCTCATAATTCCTCCACGTTCTGCGCCAATAGACGCACGAACTTTATGGGGATAAAGAGAAGAGCGAGGGGGTGGTAAAGGAGGGAATTCCCCCTCGGTTTCCCATGAGGAAACTAGGATGTTTTCATCTTCTGATTCGAATCAGATTTTTTAGCTAATAACCATGCCTGTATTTCGTTGTCTAGCGCGGCAATGTCTGCGTATGTGAAAGTATCGCTTGTCAGTACTGCCGTATGCCTAAGAATCTCTCCCAAGGTTTCAGCACCGGTCTGATCGGAGAGGTGTAGGCCATTCACGCAAAGGGCCAACCTGTCGAAAATTGCTTCTATCCATTCCTGCTGCATTTGCAATTGATTTTGGACCATGCTCAGTCCACCTCCTCAACCTCTTTAAATTCCGATAATGCTTGTGAGATGCTATCTTCTACGGATCTCTTTTCACAATCGGTCCATATACCATCCTGCCATACAACAATACAGTTAAAATTTCCATCGTGCAGTACTTTTCTGAGGTTCATTTTATTTTTAATCTTCATTTCATACCACCTACGTTGTAATGTAATATCCCCATCCACCTTTCGGTCCAACGCTTCCTCGTTCAAGGCGATACTCAGTTTCTGTTTCTAGTATTTCTTCAATGCGATCCATCATGTTAGTCAGAGACTTTGCATAGTGGCTCTGATAGCTCTTGGCGCGGCCTCTCAGTGGACCTGTAGCTCGATATCCAATCACATAGCCTTCATCCATCAGGTTCCTGAGCACTTCATGTTGCCATGCGCCTCTGGCGGCTTTTTTAAGGGTATTGTGCATTCTGCCATCCCGCTCGAAAGCATTGCAGCTTTGACCACTCGGCGTTTTTGTCATGCTAGATACTTTGTTTTCTAGCTATTTAAACTTTTCGATTTACTCGAAAAACCGAAACGCTTTTATACTCGAAAACCCTATATATTGGTGGTGAGTTTTATGCCGAAAAAAGCTAGAATAATTCTGGAAATAACCTACGAACTACCTGTGGAAAATGGGTATGGCGTACCGGGAAAGACTGTGACATATGACCCAAATGAAATGCTGACAATTGACATGACAGAGGCTGAGAAATTTGGGTGGATTGAATTCATAAATATGACTGAGCCCGATATTAAATTCGTTAGTTCTGAGGTGGTGGATTAAATGCGCGATCCTGAATTAAGTGTTCGAGAAACTCAGGAAATTTCTTATGATAATCCTTATGATATTCTGCGATTATCTGAGTACGAATTAGCGCATTACTACCGCGAAAAATATTGAACTTTTTTTGTATTTTTTGTTGGATTTTTCATAGAAATCCTGCACAAAATGTTGATTAAAAATTGCTGGAATTTCACCAGGATTTTAGCTAGAATTTTTTGGAAAATATCTTGAAAATTCTATTCAAAATGTTGAATAGTTTTCACTCGAAAAAAAGCCCCGGTTTTTTTTAGAAGGCCCATCTTATAGAGCATTTTCCTGGTCATGCGCGATGTTGATTATTATTAATATATTTTATTTTCTAGGATTTTTATTTTATTCGCTCTATTCATTCTACCAATTACCTTATAGGACGTATAAGAATATAAACCCTTCGATATTAGATATATAAATCTAAATTTAGCCATAATTGTCTATATACAGCCAGTTTTGGCTAATGCCGACAGGTATATATAGTATGAATGATAAAAGGGGAGAAACAATTATTGTTTATTTTTTATTACTTTATTTATTTTATTTAATTTTTATTTTAAGATATTATATAAATTAGTGTTGTAAAAATGGCAATTATCCTGGTAGGTTATAGCTACCGCACAAGCGGATTAAAAGCCTTATTACGGGCCTAAAAACGGCCTTAAAATCGATGTATGTTAATAGCATTACAACAAAAGAGACTAGTTTTATGGGTGTTTCAATGAAAACAAAAATAAAAAAGATTAAAAAAAGATAATTTAATTATCTTTAAATACTTCTTCTAATAACATATTTTTGTATTCATACGGTAATTGATTATAGGTATTTGAATTTAATACAAATAATCTCAATACTTTTATTTCACATTCTTTATGAAGGTTTAATTTTTTAATATCCAAAATAATATTGGATAATTTTTTAAACCTTTTAATGTTAATTTCAGTATACGCCATATTTTTAATGCTCCTTAAACATAATATTATTTGTATTCTTCCAACAAATCAAGCAATCGGAGCAACTACCAGAGCATTTTATAAAAGTCCTGGGATTGATATCATAGCCATAATCATCTATCACCGCTTTTCTAAGATATTTAGAACGATATTCAATCGTTGAATCAATGGATTGATAGACGGCTACATTAGGCAATACTGCTAACTCTATTAATTCTTTTTCAAAGTCCATCCTTTTAGTAAATGCCAAAAATCGATGCCTCGGATTATGCGATGCAATTTCAACCCACTTTTTAATATACTCTTGGCTATAAAAATCACCGCTTGCATGTATCCTTATATATGAAGGATTACGTTTTTTAGCTAATTCGTTGTTAATTTCTTCAATAAACGTATCACTTAAGGAAGCTTGATAATTTCTTTCATAACATTTAATAATATTCTTTTCAAATGCTTTAAAAAGTCCTTTGCAAGCATAACATTTTTCTTGGCACCATTTGGAAGGCTTGCAAGTTTTTTTAGCTGGTAGGGAAAAAGATAAGATACTTCTTCCCAACTTTGAATTACCAGGAGTTAATAAAGACATTTTTATTCATCCTTTTGAATATCATATAATGCATATAATTCTGTCCAAGTACTCCAACAGTTATAGCATTCGACATATATTTCTATTGTTTCATCAAATTCATGGCCGATATAACCAATATCTTTAGATCCACAGTAAGGACAGTTATTCCCGTGATGCGATAAGTACTCTTTTTTTTGTTTATCTGTAAATGACATTTTAATACACTCCTATATTTTGGTAATAATACAATTGGCGAGATACAAAATATGGCATTTTAATCTTCTCCTATTTTTTCAATTGATAAGATCTCTTCTTCCGCTTCAATCATTTCAAAATCTGAATAGTCTATATTTTCTGTCACTTTTTCAAAATAATTATTTCTAATCTCTTCCTCATCTTTAGCTTCTACTTCAATAATACCTCTTGAATATTCAACCCTTGATATTTCTATTTGATATGTTGGCATTTTAATCAATCTCCTTTAATACAAATCTTTATTTATTCCTCATTTGGTATATTAACTGTCAAATCGACGTCGTAATATATCAATTCAATGGGATTAAATATATTTGTCAATATATTAGAATATACCCATTGATTAGATGGTATATTGTCATTGGATATATTGCATACAATATATCCACTATAAGGATATTCCAGGATATATATATCAGTTTTAATATATATATGTCGTTTTATCAGAAACTGTTTAATTTCTCTAAATATATAGTTTTCTTTTTCTGTAACATCGGTGAAACTTGGTTTTTTAAAATGTTTTTCTTTTAATATAGGCATTTTAATACACTCCGATTAATTTATTTGTGTCTATATCGAATACAAATATACCATATATGGTATAAACTATCTTCTCCCATTGTGAAAAAATTACTTTAGACATTTATTCCACCTTCTTTATATAATATTCTTGAATTTCTGTATTTGGCTTTATATCAACTTCATAACCAAATTTTTTTCCAAACGGTACTATATAATTGCTAAAAATTATCTGACTTGATACTTTTCCACCATATTTAAATATATCGGAGTCGTCCCATACAAATATAAATATACAGTTATATCCTTCTTGGACATAGATATAAGGAACGTGTTTATTTTTCTGTTTTGCGATCTCATAAACACCTTTTGCGATTGTTTTTTCTTCAGTCGTTGCTTTTCTTCCAACTAATCTATGACTTTTATTTAAATTGCTGTATGGCATTTTATATCAATCCTTTCCCTTATGGGATATGCTACCATTGGCTTATATGCATATAAAGCTTTCGGTTATGATTAGCTTATTTTGCCGTCCTAAAGCCATTTTTGGCTATATTTGGAGCGAATTAACCGAAGATATCATAAAATCGATACCAGCAGGTTTATTTTTTCTCCGCGATGCCAGGTTATTATAAAATTTTGTTGTAAAAATGGCAAAAAACTAGTAGGTGCTATATTGATATTAAATTGATAGAAAAACGTGTTTATGGGCATATTACAGCCTTTTAAGCTTATGTCTATCGGTTTGTTTATCGGTAGATATCAAGCCTATTATCCAACTAACCGATAGGTATATATAACATTAATAACAAAAGGGGAGAAACAATTATTGTTTTATTTTTTTATTGATTTAAAAAAAAATATTTTTATTCTTCTTCCACATAAAATAATTCTATTATTTCATCGGCCATATATCGGGAATTTATTTCTTCTGGATTTTTTAATGCATCCTCGATAATATCAATTAAATAATCTCTCTTGGTATATTCTTCAAATGAATATCCACCAGTTAAATAATAATTTTTGTTTTGCCTCGCTTGCAATTCTTTTATTTCTTTTCTAATCTTTTGTTCCAAATGAATTAAATTAAATGCTACTAATTTTAATGTTTTTATAGGCCATACGTTGCTATTTGTTTGAAGCTTTACCAGATACTTAGACATTTTTATAACCTCCTAAAAATTTATTTTTTCCATCCGCATACTTGACACCAATTACCATTAACAGGATGCTTTACCCAATCCTCGCCCGGACACTCTTCTGGCGAAGGTTTTTTTGACAGTCTTTCGTACCAGTTATATGCATCCGGTGGTGTTTTTATATATTTAATGTAATCTTCAGCTTTTGCATCAGGATAAACTTTTTTGATATGTCTATATGCAACATGGTTTGCCGGGATGCATATTTTGCGGTATTTCTCTATTAATATATTATTCTCCTGGGCAATTGCTTCCCTTCTCTTGATTCTTAAATTCTTGGAATAGTGATAAGCTTCATTGCTCCGGTAGTTGTACGGATAAGAAAAGCTCTTAAGCTTATAATATGGAATAGGCCATATTTTAACTTTATCGGCATTCATTGCTTGCGGTCCCAGACTATCATCCACATAACAATGATTAAAATACTTGAATAAGTATTTAATCCATTCTTGAACCCTTACATTATCGATAGGCAGTTTAATATATAAATCTTCTAATACTTTTTGTTTCTCCTCAAAATCATTTGGTAATTCTCTGCCAAAAATCACATACTCCGGCCCAAATCTCGGACTATCACCACGCGAAGTATAAACGGATTGAGTGAAATAACTGGGATATCCTGGGGCATCCAAAAAACAACCATTGCCCATGTGGTTATCTATTTTATATGTTTTTGGCTTTTTGTACTCTGGCAGGCTTTCCAACACGTTTTTATTAATTGTGCTTAAATCAAATGGCATCATCTTTATCACTCCTTTTTAATAATGATCTTCTGCTTGCTCTTTTCTGTACTCTTCGGGCATCTCATCAATTGAATTATATACAAATACTTTAATTCTCATCCCCATACGGCTTAATTCTTTAAATGGCTGGGCAAAACGGCTTGCTTTTGTTCCCGGCGTCCAATAATCTCCGGCGCTGTTAAAGTCATGCCGCCAAATATGACCACCAGGACGATAATCCAATATAACTATTTGGTAAGGATTAAGCATTTTAAATCTTCTCCAGGGAATTAATATGAATCAGTCCGGCAAATTCCCATTTGCCATTTATTTCTACATCAATATATACATGATTGCAATTAATAGTTTTTGCTTTTGGCATACCGGGCGGAGCAATTACCTTAACGATATCACCTTCGAGCAAAACCCTTTTTTTTGCTCCGATACATGGAATAAATATATCTAACGGGACCGGGACATATTTATATTTGCATCCTTTTCTAATTTGCATTTTAGTATCTCCTTTTTAACTCTTGACTATGCTATAACCTATTAGATAACTATATAAGGCTTTCGGTATATAGGGCGGTAAAGGTTCATTTTCAGGTTCATTTAAGCGGTAAAGGTTCATAATTCAAGCTTCATATGAAAAAATAGGTTTATAGATATTGGTTTTAATATCGCGATTACCGTTTAACTAATACTAATTGTCATTCGGTTAATCTCGGATTAAAGCAGTATGGGCAAATAGCAAATATCTCTTCTTCTCGTGATACATTGCTGTAATGTGTCCATCCTGTCCGGCAAAATTCGCATCTCATGTTTTTATTCACCCAATTAAATATATCTCTCATCACCATACCAGGATTTTAATAATTCTATTTGGTTTTTTGTCGGCTTTCTCCCAACTAAGGATTTATATATATCCGCAGTTGATGGAGGGATTTTTATAAATCCTCCTTTTTCTACTACATCCATATATGTATCTTTGAATTCTTTTACTTGAATAGTATGGATGATATGGGCTATTCGTATCATATGCTTTGATTCAATCGTAGCACCTTTATATATAACTTGATACATATAAATCACTCCATATGCACATTAATATCCTTACAATTGCATATTTCTATTTCTATATATTCAATACCATGCACAATATTTGTATCAACGTAATTAAATTCTTTTAAATCTTTAATAGTGTTCCCATATTTTGGCAGTTCTAATACATCGATGGTGTATTGAATAGCATCTTTTTTATATTTAAATGCTTGGCATGTATCTGGTAGACATCCTTTTAATCCCCACATTAAAATAAAATGTTTCATTTAAAATTCCACCATATCATAAGCGGCATCTTCTAAACTTTGCCGAGTTAAGCCGTCCATATACCAAGTCTTTTTTACATATTCTAATTTTTCTTCCTGAGATAGATTATTCACTTGAAATTGCCGTCTAAGATCGTCTAATATCATCTCGATATTACCGTTTTGTTCTTCGATTCTAAACTCTTCAAAATTATCCTCATCAAATATAGGATAATCTTTTATTCTATCCATAATATTATCCTCGACAAATTCAAGAGAATAATATTCTTCTTCTTGGATTAATATTTGATCAACCCAACCAACAGCCCAATGGGCGAACCTTACTTCTATATATGTAATTTTATTCTCATCCAAGCATTTCTTAATACTGGTGTAATTGGATTTTTCCAATATATTTGAATCTCGATGCATTGAGGCAATTACATAATAATCATCGTAGTGTTCGCCGATATACGAATCTCCGCTTTCCCATTTATTCATGGAATATTTTAATAATTTCTCTTTTTTAAGATATCCAAAAATAAAATCGTAAGGCTTATCTGATTCTTGAATAATATTGCTTGAATTATCGAATAGCTGATATCTTCCCGTCTTTTCTACATGGTCAATCTCTATATAGAGATGGTGCATATTTGCGATATTCTCAATTCCAAAGCTCTTTATCTGTTCACCCATCACAATAAAATTTTGCATTTTTATTCAACTCCTTTAATTTATAACGAATATCCTGTTGTTTCTGTTTCCGGCAATGCGAAAGCTTCAATCCCACCATTTATGACAGAATTAATATATTGTTGTCTCCAATGGTTTGAAACTGCTGTTTTGTCGGCTTTCCGCCTCCTCGATATTCGTCTAACATTAGCCATTTTTAACCCTTCCTTAGATTGATAACACTACGATTAATAAAGATATTCCAATTGCTAATACCTCTAATATTGTTTTTTCAACGGCTAATTGATGGTTTTTTCGTGCTTGATATTTGCTTATCATTTCCGTATCTCCTTATTTAGCTTTTGTCTATGCTATACCTTGTTTTTCAAGTATATAAAGCTTTCTACATATAGGGCGGTAAAGGTTCATTTTTTGGCTCATTTCTCGCGGTAAAGGTTCATAATTCAAGGTTCATATCAAAAAATAGGCTTATAGTTATCGGTTTTAATATCGCGATATAGGACCATTAAAAATAAGTCTATATGGTTTGCGCGAATTACAAAAAACACTATCAAGCGAACGTATAAAATCGGTAAATACCAAAAATAATAAAAGCGATATCAGCAGACCCATACAGAATACTATTATATGGTCAGAATATAAATAACAGTAAGGCATATTATAAACAACGATAACAGTAATAATAAAATAAACATTAAACATAAGGTAAAATATACTATTGCCAGGATATAAAATCGATATGCGGGAACCTGCAAGAGTTATTAACAATTACGGTCAAAAAATAATATTTTGTGATATAAAAATGAAAAAATAAAAATGTTCATTCAAACAATTTTATAAATATGTTTTTGGTATATGAATCTAAGGGTTGATTGCCAGGACATATTATTATAAAAATGTGTATAATTTAACGTGTTACTGGGCTATTTTGTGCTTTCCTAAGTCATTTATTCCATATCATATAAGAATAAGCTATATCTGCGGCATAAACCTATGCTTATCAGCCTATAACTCATATTTATAATAATGTGAATATGAATCATGGCCTTTGCTGATAATGTTTTTAAAATCGCGATCTAAAAACACGATTATTATTCCATTAATTTAAAAATATTACCTATAGCATACGAATTTAAACCAGGTAACAACAAAAAATAATAATAAAGTAATTCTCAAAATCGGTAGCAGTGGACCCGTACCCCATCACTATCTTTAGACTGTTGAAATCCGGCCCCCTCCATGTTTTTTATATTTTTTGATATGTACTAGAGATTATACATTAATTTTTTAATAAAGTTACGTTAAAAATACATTAAAGGAGGAGTCCTATTAGACATCCAATAAGTCCTCCGAATATGAACCATTGAATGGCATCATATGTGCGTACTTTTCCCATAGCGATAGCATGCTCGCTGAGGATCCTATAGAACGTGGACATCGCTTGTGGATAATTCGCTTCAATGTCGGTTAGCTTTTCTTCGTACCGCCACAGATTCGGTATCGTCTTGCACCACGATTCAAACTTAATTCTGCACCATTCTGACATCTCGCCGTCTATCATCTTGTGTTCTACCATTATTATCACCTTTTATCGTACTTTTTCATATAAAAATACATTACCCGACTGATTTCCAAATCTTGTTGGATAGCCGTTGCTTGTATAATTTTTGTTTCTCAGATAAAATTCGTTTTCGTTTAATACTTGCTAAGAATTTGAACTCCCAATCATTGATGCATCCATGTTGATAAGCGTAATCTATAATTGGCTGATTCAGAGTTTTCTTTTTAATAGCTCGAAATACTGCATCGGTTTTCATCTGAGGCATGAATTTTTTAACACAGCAATTTCCAACAATTAGTTTTCTTCCGTTGTATTGATTTTCAATGAAGCATAATTCTATTATAGGGTGATGGCCGCATACGCAGCTATCTCTTCCATCACCATACATAGCTTCTATAAATTTCCATTCCATTCGGGCAATTTCCCATACATTAGACACACTTTCGTCTAATATTCGATCTACTAGTTGGTATTCCATAATATCACGGCGTTATTCCATACCATGTACTCGAAGTAGTAGCGTTTGTGTTTGCAAAACACGCGTATCCTCCTGTGGATCCAGTAACCGTATGATATACATACATGGGTACTGGTTCCAATAACGCAGGCTGCTCAGGTACTCCGCGCTTCATCATTCTCGAATCACCAAGCTCATTTAAAGACCACTCTCCATATTCTGCTTAAACCATCGCATAGTGTCCTGGGTAGGATTCGTACTATCTTGCAGATTAATAATATCATGTGCTAAGATCTGTTCATCCTTTCCTAGCGCTAGTGTGATACCAAAGTGCCTTCCATACGAGCTTGTAAACGAATCGGATAGCACTGTTACCAATACCCACGTAGCATCTTCACGCTTATGTCGTTCATGCTCTACGAAATGGAACCCATCCATTTCCCACATTCTCATAAATGCGCCGTAATTCATTGAAACACCTTTTAATGTATTTTTACATATAAAAATACGATAGCCGGAGTTATACTAATTCCGGTATTTTACATCCAATTTCATCTTCAAACCACTGCGCAACTAAATGCCTGTGGCAGAATTTAGTCGGTCCTTCCCAACACACCAATATAGCATCTGGACCCGCCATCTTACAAATTGTTTCATAAGTAACACGCGGATCCAACAGATTTAATACTTCTCGTTGGTATCTAGCGCCATATTCAGCATCAGATATACCCTTTCCTCGATAATCCGATAGCAATTTAGTACTAGGCGCAAGAGCTTTATATTCAAATCCGGACCACCAAGCAGGGCTATATCGGCATATAGCTACAGCATTTGGGAAATTTTCTTTTACTTTGCTAAAGTATGATGTTTTCATGTTACCACCGCTGATTCTAAACATGCTTTGAGCGCACGTTGATCTAGTTCTGTCGAGCATTCTTCTGAGCATAGATGAGCTTGATAATCCATATCTACAAACTCGGTCAATTCACCGCAGATAAAACATGGGCGCTTTTCATGGCCTTTAAATATTCCTCCAAAGACTTCATCCAAGTATTCTGCATACGGGAATTTTTTATCATATTTCATACTGATCTCTTATAGACATTACCTAAATATAAACCTATCGCTCTTTTAACGTAGTTTTACATATAAATCTACGATAGCGGAACATTTAAATAGTTCGAATGCTAAGTACTGAGTATGAGTGAAGATATAGCTTCTACTATAACACAGATGGCACAGATGCGAGCAACTATTGATAAGCAAGCTGAGATCATTCGAAACTTATCAAACCCACCTTTCAGCGTAGCTGATGTCATAGATGTCATCGATGATGATGTAGTTATAATTCGCCAGCGGGGAAATAACATGGAATTAGCTACATATTGCAGTCCCGACCTGGAACAGCGGGTATTACCCGGAGCAGTAGTAGCGATTAACGCTGGATGTGTGATCATGGCTGTTTTGCGAGGTGGCAAAGATCCACGTGTTCATATCATGGAACTAATGTCAAAACCCACTACATCATATGAGCAAATCGGTGGATTGGAGAAACAAATCCGCGACATTAGAGAAGTCCTTGAGTTACCACTGATAAAGCCAGACGCATTCAAAAGGATCAATATCGAACCACCAAAAGCAGTATTATTGTATGGTCCGAGTGGGTGTGGAAAAACGGTTGCTGCAAAAGCTGTAGCGGCTGCTACTAATGCTACATTCTTCAACATGGCTTCAACTGAACTAGTTGCTAAGTTCATTGGAGAAGGTGCTAAGTTGGTTAGAGAATTATTCCAGCTGGCTCGTGATAAGGCTCCGTCTATCATATTCTTTGATGAAATCGATGCTCTCTGTAAGGTTCGTACCAATGATGGTACGGTTGGCTCTGATGAGGTCCAGCGTACCATGATGCAGCTACTTGCGGAATTGGATGGATTCAACATCCGGGGAAATGTTAGGATCATTGCTGCGACTAATCGGATCGATGTAATAGATCCTGCTTTACTCCGTCCGGGGCGTTTTGATCGGCTCATTGAAATTCCCTTACCAAATGAAGCTGCTAGATTGGAAATCTTGAAGATACATACTACCGGAGTTCCCCATGATGCGAATCTGGTTCATATCGCTAAGATAACCGATAAGTTTAATGGAGCGCAGCTGAAAGCGGTAGTAACTGAAGCTGGTATGATCGCGATTAGACGCGATGCTGATATGATTACCAATGATGATTTCCTGGAAGCTGTAAAGATGGTAACTCCACAGATAGCGATCTCATGTGATCCCATCATGTGTTGGTGATCACTTCTTTTTTAGTTAGTCAAAAAGTTTAAATATCTGTATAACCAATAGTGTACTATGTCATGCGATAATAAGACATGTGATACTTGCGGGAATTATTCCGCTAAAGTGGATCGCAAGAATAGACTGACGATGAAATGCACAAGGTTGCAAACGAAGACATGCAACCCTATATTCAAGGGGTTTTTAATATTCGACGGGCCTCTTCTCGATTGTAGGGTTGAGCGTTGTCTTGTACAGACTTGGCGCGAGTGGTTATTCGGACCATCCAAAACGCCCAAGTGTGGTGAGAAGGGCAATTTCTGGACGAAGGTTAAGGTATGAGTTACAACGATCTTAACTTTATAGATATAACATTTCCAGGTGGTAAGGTGATTCAATACCCAATTTTTATAGAGTATTTCACATCACTCGCTATAAGGTTACGTCCGGTTGGACCCAGAAAGGATGCCGAGGAGATTTAACTATGTCATTGAAGCTTCGGGTATATGGTATTTTGGAGCCGGGAGATGATGATTCTAAGTATTTTGATCCTTTTATAATAGGACTAATATCATTGTTATTCGGCGGAATTGGTTTTCGGTCATCTCTGGATCCTTTCAAATATATCCATATAGCATTTTGTACACAAATCGATACACTTATCCATTGGCTCCGGGTATCCAACTGGTATTGTTACCCTCAGTAGGCACATGTTACCAATGAAAGCTCTTTGCTGCAGATATCACAAAAATGTTTAGTGCTCATCCTTTTATCACCGCTCTTGTAGTCAATCTAACTAGTGGCTTTACTAGATCCTTTTGATTCTCCATAACCAATTCGATATTCTTGTAAGCGCCTGGAGCTTCATCTAGGGCTTCAGTACTGGTCATATCATGAATGATCATTTGCCTATCGAGTATATACCGCTCATCATCCAGGTTTAAGTTTCGCTTGGCGACTCCTCTAGCCATGCGCCTCCCGGATCCATGTGAGCAGCTGCAAAACGACTTACCATTACCACGGCCCTCTACAATGTAGCTGGCGGTCCCCTGACTGCCAGGAATAATACCCATCTGACCACGATTAGCAGCTGTAGCGCCTTTCCTATGCAACACCAGATTAAGACCATCCAGTTTAATCGGTTCGGCGTAATTGTGGTGTATATCAATTACAGGCTCATAACTAACAGTGGGTATGACAGCGCTCATGGATTCACACATTTCTTTCATCATATATGAGCGATTTGCTTTAGCAAACTCTAGGCAGTAGTTCATTTCTCGTATGTAATCTTGGCCATCTGGTGAATTTACGTATAAGTAGTCTAATTCCCACTTTCTAGGAATGTTGACATCGGAATCTGCTGTCTGCTGAGTAGCCATTTTTATATAGTGATCGGCTACCTTCTTGCCTAGATTGCGGCTTCCACTATGAACCATCATCCAGATATAACCATCATCACCTTGCTGAATTTCGATGAAGTGGTTCCCGCCACCCAATGTTCCTAATTGATGACACGCCGAGTCAAATTCCCTGTTAACAACTGTTAATTTTTCGTGTCCTGGTGGCATATAAGCCCATAATGATTCAGATCTATGTGAGAAACCAACAGGTATTCGAGATTTGATATCATCAACTACATGCTGTAGAGCGGTCATGTTCATATCACTGAGGCTAGTTTTAACAGCTTGCATACCACATCCGATGTCTACCCCCACTGCTTCAGGAATGATCACCGACTTAGTAGCAATAACCCCACCAATTGGCATTCCATAACCCTGATGACTGTCAGGCATAATAGCCACATGATCATACGTGTATGGGTGCAAAGCTAAATTAATAGCTTGCTGTTTAGCTCCCTGTTCCAAGTCAGTTGCCCAATTATAGATGGGCAATCTATGGGTTTCTAATATTTCCATTACTCAATCACCGCCGTAACACGAAGAAGCGGAAAACTATACAGTCCTTGTTGAGTGTCAGATGAGATCTTTATCTGTGATATGAATAAATCGGATTCAAATTCTTTTGAGAATTTCCCATTTGCGATTACATATGGATTCATTTTGGTAAATGCATTGGCTAATATCATTCCATCTCCGCACCAATCGCCTGATACAGCTATTGTACCACTGGCTTGCACATATTGGCTTCTAGGATATGTATTTCTACCAAAATATAATAGTCCATATGGATCATATTCATATTGATAGATTCCTAATTCCGATATAGATTTTGCGCCAGTTAGCTGACGGAAAAGATCCCAATTATATACACGAATAAACATACTCTTTTTAAACGAGTAGTTGATCCCAACATTTGGTACGACGCAGTATGGATAATCAGTTGGTGTATCACCAGTGTTATAATGAATCCCATATGTAACTATTTCTTGTCCAGGATATTCACCATACAACTGAACCAATTCAATACCAGTCTCACGACCATCATTAAAGTCATCAAGGAAGATTCTTCTCATAACCTTTTCACCTTTACTGTTATTTCTAATTCGCGATTTTCGGGAGCACATATATCAGGAACTTCAGACCACGCTTGTAATTCTTGTACAAATGCAGCGGCACGAGAAGGATCCCGAAATCCAGTGATTTCGTGCATATCTTCATATTTAGTACCAACAAATATAGCAGTAACTATATTATCATCAATTACATTAGCCCGTATGATAAGCGGTCCTATGTTGAATTCATTTGGTAATACCATACATCTCCATATACATGTTATTCGTATTTAAACCTTTCCATCCGAAACCTTTTAATATTATGGTAGCTTATATATAGCATATGACATGTATAATTGGATTAAAACAGGACGGAAAATTAGTCGTTGGTGCAGACACGCGAGTAACATCCGGTGGTCATATAATAAACACCGAGGCAAATAAACTTGTCGAGAAAGGAGATACTATAATCGGAATATGTGGATATTTGCGATTTGCTGATATAATTAGATCTCAGTTCAGCGTTCCAGCAAAACCAGAAGATAAGTCAGATCTCGATTTTCTCAGTACAGAATTTGCAAATTCGTTAAGAACATGCCTAGAAAACATCAAAATGGCGGAAGTTATAGATGAAGTGTCCAGGATACCCGATTCATATATGATTATAGTTTACAAAAATAATCTATACTCAATGGGCGCTGATTATTCCGTTTGTGCTCACGCCGATTATGTTGTAGATGGTTCAGGCACAGATTACGCATTAGGCTCATTACATGCGACATCTGGATTATCACTCGATCCAAAAACACGAGTAACCATGGCGCTTGATGTGGCTTGTAAGTTCAATGCGTGGTGCGCTCCACCTTATACGATAATAGAGCGAAATCTTTAAATAACATGTAGTTCATAGTGTTGGTTATGAGAACAAGTATGTTATTGCTGATTGCACTGACGTTAACCATGTCTGCTGCAGCGGCTACGAGCGTGGATGGTATAGATACCGTAGTGAAGCTTGGTGGAGATTCCAATGTTTCTGTAGGTGACTTGAATGAAGATTTAACAGCAACGCCGTTAACAGCATCTTTGGCTGCGTTTACCAAGGACAATGAAAACGACGGAAAGCCCCTTAATCAGAGCAGGGAAGTATTGAAGCTAGGTAGTACTGTTGGATATGATCGCACCACACAGTACCAAGATCAGTTATTCTTCACCCCGGAGGAATTTGCCCAATTAATGGAAACTTCAACTCGGTTAGAATTCATTTAGAACTCTTTTAACTTATTTTTTCATATAATTATACATTAACACGTAACCTTTATATACTATGAACATGTATAGTAATACATATGGGACTATTAAATTATTTCAATGTATGGAAACAACCAAAATTGGAACCTATCCAATTAGAATCGAAAGCTGTGTTTATCAATAAAGAAGTCGTTGGAGATTCATGCACGACATCTATGATAACGTCGATTAAAGCAAAGCGTATATTCGTGAACGAATGTCATAAAGATAAGACTATTTACGTGGACTTGACGTTTGATGATGAAGAATCAATAAATGTACATAAAATACCATTAGATAATAAATTTTCGTTAACCCTGTTAACACCACATACCACATTACAGATATCGGATGCTCGTGTTAATGGTAGGGTTTATACAAGTGATTTTGGTGGAGAATGGAACATTTCAATAGACGCAGCTTTTCCGGAGGCGAAATAAATGCCATGGTTAGTAGTAAATGGATGTATGAAGTATTTTAGGGACGATGATCCTAAGTATGAAGCGATGAAAGAACAGCAGGACAATAAGCCAAAGAAGAGAAAGCGCACTAAAAAAGCAAAGTGTGAATGCGCTGGAGAAGCTTGTTCTTGTTGTTGATGTGGAATTACCCATAAAAATACATTAAGGGTTTACCATATTTTTTTCCAACAACGAGAAGTTTTCTTCCTCAAATATAGATGATAAAAAATTTTTATGCAGGGCGTTTGTAGTGTTCATCATCATAACCCAATGCTTCAAACCAGTTTTTTCCAAATTCCATCTCAAGTAGTGTAACTTCTTCTTTGCTAAGATGTTCTGGTAACAATCCACTCATCATGTTTAGTAGTAGATTTCCAACTTCAGTTATTTCGGACATGACGCTGGTTATCGGAATCGAACCGATGATCGCAGCTTTCGCCACAAAACGCATTAGCAGTGCGTCGCTGTACCTCTGAGCCAAACCAGCTAAAGCCTCTGATGAGATTCGAACTCATTCCCTCCTGATGGCCTCGACAGCTTTGGGGATGAACCCATCACTGCATACAAGTCAGGCGCAATTCCAATATTGCTTCAGAGGCGAAGCCGATAACAGGATTTGAACCTGTGAATCGCTGATCTGCAATCAGCTGCCTTTCCGGGCTAGGCTATATCGGCACATGTTTCGACCTATGATTTCTCACTGGACTTCAGCATCTCGCCTGCCAAATAGATCTGGGTTTATGCCCATCTATTCATCGAAATCAAGAAGGCTTCTTGGCATACTTCTTGTCAGTCGAAGTGGACGAGTTGGGGGTCGAACCCAAAGCCTTCTGCATGCAAAGCAGACGATCTTCCAATTGATCTACCCGCCCGATGGGGATGCTCAGATTTGAACTGAGGTATCGTGGCTCCAAACCACGAATGATAGACCAGGCTACATCACATCCCCGAAGGTTGATGGGTGAGGTTTGAACTCACGATCACCAGATCCACAGTCTGGAGCTTTACCAACTCAGCTACCACCAACACATGACCATACTGCGATTTGAACGCAGGTTACGGGATTCGCATTCCCGCGTGGTATCCGAATTACATTATATGGTCTTAAATGGTTCCGTTCGGATTTGAACCGAAGGCTGTGTGGCCAACACGATGATAAACTACACCACGGAACCAAATAGCTCTAATTAGATCGAATATGCGGAGGATTTCTAGTTTTACCTGAACATGATCGAGAGCAATATACTGGACATGTTGAGTGTTTTGATCGTTTTTTATATTGTGAATATGCTATAGTGAATTCTATTTTGCATATTGGGCATGTAAGCGATATTAGTTTTTTTGGTATATGATGCAATTTGGCATGTTCACTACGAGTCATAATTTCCAAATTTTCTATGTTATTATTATTTGGATTACCATCTTTATGATGAACTACTTCAGATTCTAGTAGTGGTCTATTTAAATATTGTTCGGCAATTATTCGGTATATCATATCAATTTTACCGGTTCTTGGATTTATTCGCTGTTTGTATTTATACATGGAACCTCGTGATTGACCACTACACTATAGAGCTTTATATAATGGCTGTACATCCATTTCCTTCAATACTTGTAACTTTTTTACATGGAATTTTTAACGCTCCAAGTAATATGGAGTCTTTCACGAAACCACGAAATACTCCCTTGTACACGGTATCTATTTCATCGGTTTCTACTTTTATGGTATCTAGTTCTTTTATACCCATTGCTTCTATGGTTTGGGCTATTAGATCTTGTGCCATATGCCACTTGCCGGATTTGCACCGACGAACCCCTACGGGAATGGATCTTAAGTCCATTGCATTTGTCTACTCTGCTAAAGTGGCAGGAGGTATCCCGACTGTTATCGGGATATGATATATGACGCTATACATGTGGTAAATCATTATTTTACCACATCTACCATATAGACATGCTTAGTATATAAGCTTTTTGGTGTATTGATTAGAAATACTTATATACTATTAGTGTATATAGTATGGTATATGTTTAGTAAAAGTTCTACTATTGGGAATCAAACCGAGCGCATGTTTGATGTTTTAGCACAAGCTAATAACTGGTTAGTTGGAATACCATGCAATACATCATTGGAATATGATCGTATTATATCATTCGATAATGGAATTTCATGGAAACGAATACAAATAAAAAATGCATGGGTAAATTCAAAATCAGGGTCCGATTGTTGGGCGGTTAAAGTAAAATCATCAAGTGGGGTTTTATACAGGGGTTCGGTTGATTATATTGCAACAAATGTAAAAGGTACATTTTATATGTTTCCTTGTTCGGTATGGGAACATTGTGTTAATACTTTTAGTTTTTGTTTGCATGATTATGAAGATTATTGTATAGGTGATGTTGTAATACACGATAGGAAACATGAATTACAGGTATAATTATAAACTATATAATATATTAAAATCTTATAAAAATGGCAAATATTATGTCGGAGATGAAATCATATTCTGAATAGAAAAAAGTGCCGCTATGGGGCTTTGGTAGCCTCACAGGGGCATTTACTCATCCGGTGAGTTCTCAGATTCTGGAGTTTCTTCTTCTTCTGGTGGTAATGGGTCAGGTATTTCTTCTAATGGTAATATTCTACCACTGTCACTCAAGAAATATCCTTCTGGTATTGGTTTTAGACTCATTCCATCGTAGTAGTAACCATCTGGTAAGATCCACATACCTTCTCTTGCTACTGGGGTTAATCCATTCCATTCATTACAAAAGTTCAACCAACCCTGTTGATTTTTAATTTTGTCAGTTGTGGTTGAGTTCAAGTATTGTCGGATGGTGTTGTATCCAATAGCATAGGTTTCTGATTCTGATTGTGGATGCTTTCCCGTTGATTGATTAACTACCACACCTTTATATGTAGCGTCGCCTTCCATGAATATCAAGCTGTCGATTGATGTTTCAGTTGATATGAAATCAGCCTTTCCCGTGAACGGACCATCTACTTTTCTAGCTACCAGTTTGTGTTTGTAGCCTGTTGCATCGTTATATATACCAACTTCATAACGATTTGAAACTGGTCTGCCGCGAACTTCAGTAACGACAATCATTTCAATAGATTCATCGAAGTTCAATACCGTTCCATCTGTCATTTTAGCAGTAAGGGTATATGAATATGCACCGGAGCCAGACACAATTGATTTAGCTCCACTAATTTGAGTTCTTTGTTCAAATGACCCATCAGCTGATGTTATTTCATTTTGGAAAGTGGTGATTTGAGAAGATTGCCCAGTGGACCCAATTGCTATAAGAGCACCTATTAGTGCTAATATAGCTAATATTACAGAAGCGTAAAAGTATTTCTTGAATTCTGAATATTCCGCTTCTACTGGATTAGTCATAGTTAATCACCTTTCTCGATCTAACATTTGTTCAATCGGGTCTATAAACTCTCGTGATTCTGGCACAGAGCTTCGTAATGTTTCTAATACTCCGGTGGCTTTTGTCATGATCAGACACATTAAGTTACCCTTTTCGATTTCTTGACGCAGTTGTTCAGAATCCATTTTTAATAGCAATGCTAGTTTTTCTTCTGAGTTTTCTAGTTTCTTGTAATTGCTGATAAGCACTATTAGCGATATCATTTCCTTTATGGAAATGCGCACTGTACCACGTAATGAATAAAACTTAACTGCTATCAATGAAAATGCCGCAGCAAAGATTATATCCAGTACGAAGTGACCCATCAATATTTGGTCTGTGGTTATAGGCATAATCCTTTGCTCCTGCATAACATTTCGCTCAAACGATCCTGTAAGGTTTCTTCTTTCTTTTTTGATATCTCAAGTGCTTTTTGTGTTTTGATCAATTCTTCTTTTAGGACTTTCATGTGACCACACATTTTCCAGAATTGATATGACAAAAACACTGCAAAAGCCAAGAGTATAAAAAAATAGATTATTAGCTCATACATTTATATCACTCACATGTTAAAAGGTTGCACTGTGCATGTTATGGTAGCCCCATCGTCTACTTCAGTTGCTACGATTTTTATATAATCAGGTATTCCTTGCACGATAAAAAATCCGCTTATATCAGTTGTGTATAAATTACTTGCTCCGGCTGATGTAATCCATTCTACGAAAGTACCATTTGATGCAGTAGATCCTAATACTTGTATAGTCCACGTTTTATCAGTTGCAGAACTTACCCAGTGAACTAAGAGGCTATTATATCCGGAGCAGTTAATAACATTTGATGTAGCGGTAGCAGTTTTTGCGCTATGCGCAACTATTGGTTGCCCCTTTGGTTTTTTAAGTATTTGGGTTCCAAATTGACTTGGATTGTCTGTATAATTCGTCATAGAAAATCACTCAAAAAATAGGGGGTAATCCCCACTTAATAAAGTGCAGAGTCGAATGTTGCTACAGCACCAGTTAGAATTAGATCTGCATCAGCACCAGACTGATCTGCGAATTTAACTTCGAGATATAGCTGTTCGCCTGTTGCGAGATAAGCCTGTTCACCAGTTGGAATTGTTACAACAGCTGTATGTAACTGAGGCGCAGCAGTATCTAAAATTCTCTCAGCTAATGTATTGTGATCAGCATCGTAATCACTATCAGCATCTCCAGCTAATATAGCAGCGCTTGCAGCGGATCCGTTAGCGGGCAGGGTTTGTTTGACAATATGTATCTCTAGGTCATCGCCGCTATCAGTTTGGTTCATACTATAAGATACCTTGACTGACTTGAGCTTCATACCCTTTGAAGCGGTAGTTCTGCCGATGATTGGGATCGGGACTTTGTAATAATCAGTCTGTGTAGCAGAGGTTCTTGTTATAATTAGTACATTCGAAGAATTAGATGCAGTCCAAGTACCATTAATAGCAACACCTGGTGCTAATGGGATTGGGATTTCTACGTCGGTTTTTGCAATATCAACGGCTAGATCACCGTTATTCATATAAACTTCAGACATTTAAGCCATCTCCTTGATTAAACATGTTCCTGATACGTCCAGTATTCCACTGACACGTACACCTTTTCCATTGGTCGTTATGAGGGCATCGCCCTGTATATTTGTAGTTCCTTCAATTGATAGATCATTTGATGGACCTACGTATAATTGCATTGAATGATATGCGGGAAGTGTCCAAGTTGAGCCTTGTTCGACGGTCATATCTGTTACTGTAACTAAAGCAGATCCAAGATTAGCAGATAGTTCAACTACTGTATCTGGATCGTAATTAGGACCATATAAACTTTCGGCTTGAGAGGATGTTATACTTCCACGTAAAATCAGATCTTTAATTCGTGGCATATTTATACCTCATTTATGATGATTGATCCGGGCTCGATTCGTTCATTTGAGTTAATCGCTATATATTGACCTGTACCATTTATTAATGAACCTTTACCAAATATTGCTACCGAACTAATATAATCAATTCCGATAAACTGTCTCCCTGTTAGGAATTCACCTTCTTCACCGCGAGAATCAAATTCATGTGTGATGAAGTTGTTTAGATCGGACCACTGAATGTCTTCTCCGATTGTGAATTGGTCTAAAAATTCATTAATTGAGTTCTTGATGCTGGTTACGATATCATCTTCAGGGCTTGTTGTTAAATGCAATGTAATACTAACATTGATTGGAACTAATATTGGTGTACTGTATAGATATGGATATGTACCCATTCCAATTAGCAGATGATAGGGTGATGCTCCAACATACGAGCTTGCGGTTATTTCAGTTGCTCGATCATCGGTACTTTGCATTGTGGCGGCAACTGCGGTTCCGGCTAGTGTACCAGCTGGTATTGTGACGTTTGCTGTTCTACCGGTTCCATTATTTGATGTATATGTGACCGTAAAAGTTTCTTCTGATACTATGTTTATTGTAGGGCGAATCCATATGAATCCACCAGCACTAGTTGAAACTGAATAGACAGACGGATTTAATGTTGCTGCTAAACAACCCCTGGCAGTTATACCAACGGCTAAATTATCTTCTATTGCATCGTTTATATCGTAATTATTAGAAGTAGTTCCATCGGCCAGATCAATAATGATTTCAACATCTCCACCGGCATATGGTTCAATTGCTACTTCATATACATCGTCAACATCTTCTAAATGGCGTTTTACTAACAATCGAGATGCTCGACCATTAATCCATATTGCGTCAATGTATCTCTGTCGCAATTCGTCATCTGTTTCAGATTCACTTCCACCAGTAAATGGTAAAGCATTTGTGACAGACCAGACTCCTGTAACCGGTGTATCGATGGTGTTTATGAACCCCGATATAACATTTCCTACGATTCCACGAGATGTCATTATTGCAGTGACGGTGCAATTTGTGCCACCAACGGCAATTGTACCCTCTGATGTGGTAGTAGCTCTTAACCGTACTCCATTCTGTATACCGTAACAAATAGTGCCGATAGGCACAGTTATTTCGGATTCTGCTCCGGATGCTCTACGGAATGTCAAGCTTCCTGTGGCAAAATCCCCCAATCGACGCGGTTCAATTAGTCTATCTGAAACCAGAGCATCTAAATTAGTACCAGTAGCAGTTAATATTGAGTTTTCATTTTCAAATTCCCATATGCTTTGATACATTTCATAAAAAACATGCGCCATAGTACGATTAATAATTCGTCTGACTGATGTTGGCGCAGTAGCTAATAATCTGGTAGATAAACTAGATTGAATAGTCATTATTTCGTCATATAATGAATCTTCAGTAATACTATCGTCGCTGCTCATGGTTCTTCTCCAATCGATAACATGTTGATAACTTCATTTAATAATTCTTGATACTCGCTTTCTTCTAAGATAAGAGAAATCAATTCGTTTTGTGTATAAATAACAATTTGTATAGAACTGATTGATAGCCCTTTAACATCAATGTAAAGAATTCCAAGATCCGGAAATTGTACTTTAGCATCATATTCTAATTCTTTTGCAAGTCTGTATAGATTCTGTGGGGTTTGTTTGTAGAATAAGAAGTCGTGTAATACGCATCCTACATCTGGATCGTTTGGAACTTCGCCTTTAGGCGTAGCCAACCAAATAATGATTCGTTGTAATAGATATTCGGAATAACTTTCAGTTAATGCTATATCTCCATCGGGAGTATTTACTAGATCGCCTCTATTATGACATCTAACGTAACCTGACCTCAAATCAAGGTTAAACTTGAAATCAAACTCGTATAAGTACCTCATTGTTCCATCTCGATATACCACATTCCCGTGGGGATTATTTCACCTGAGCCACTAATGCTTTTTACAACGGTTATTACTTCATTTGATGCTATTTCAGCATTAGTTATCGTACCAAAGCTGTTTTTAGTTTTCACATCAAGCGCCGAACTGCATGCTAATTGCGCTATTTGATCAGTTCCGGTTCCATCAACGCCGCGATTATACACCGTTAATGTGGCATAATCAGTGACTTGTCCGAATGCGATACTTGGTATAAATCCTACATCAGTAATGGTGAATGACTGTCCTGTTGGAACTTCAAATAATATTTCTTCCAGTGTGTCATCGGCGGCTTCGGCTACTCCGGTTGGTAAAATCGGATATCTGGATAACATTTTAGAAACTGATGTATTTATAGCGGGTGCAGTCAAAACTACATCGACTAGTTTAGCGATTGTAAAACCGCTTGTTAATGAACATTCATCAACAGTTCCGGTCCAAACTGTAGTGATATCATTTTCAACTGTGGATATTTCAAGTGAAGATCCACGAGTTAAATGCGCCATAAAGGTAGAACTTAGACTTTCACTAACAATTAAGGTTAGTGTATATAAGGCAGAACCATTATTAATAATTTCTAGTTTAGGATAGCCAGATGTTATTTTGTGATCTGCTATATAAATATCCATGCAAAATCACCTTATATCGTTATCCAACCATTCAATGGCGTAGAACTGTAAGTTAAATCTGAACCGGAACCATTGGACATTACAACTGTTCCTAACGCGCCAGGAGCTAATCCACCGAATGCGGAAGCGCCTTTCATAATTATCGTACCGCGAGTTGATCCACTTAAATCCAAATCGCTAACTAAATTACTGTCATTTGTTATCAAGCGAACTTTTGCAACACCCTTTGTGCAATATGCTCCAGGTTCAGCTGATGTAGTATCTTTAATACCGGTGCTGTCGCATAAGACAATTGCTAAAAGATACTGTTGTAGGCCGGTAAGTTCTGGTGGTGCTGGAGTAATATTATTTAGAAATCCGGATAATGATTCTGGTGTACCTTCGGTTCCTGCTATACGTTTAATGGTATCATCTGCACAATCCATAACTACTAAGTCATATCGATGTTTTCCAGATCCAGCGACTGTAAAGCCGGAAAGTGTTCCACCAGTATATGTTTTTGTAGTTACACCGCTTCTATAATGGCCGCTGCTTATGGCTACTGCTGACGCGCTAGACCACGTTACAGCCATTCCGTCTACGCCACAATAACCCGCTTGTGCAGCAGCATCTCTCTGGAAAAGAACGGTATGTGCTCGAATACCATCTCCTTTAGTGGGAAATTTATCATAATCTATTGTCATCAACCAAAATAAGATTTCACCTTTTATTGATGGGGCCTCATGAGTACAGCGCCATCATCTTGTAATACGAAATCTACTTTGTTTGTGTTCAAATGTTTAACAACGGAGCGCGGTAGCAAAACATACGAGTACCCCGCTCGATTGGTACTGATAGTGCGTCCTTTAAATACCGGAGTATTATTTCCTTCCATTACTAATAATTTATCCATTATTTTTAAACCTCTACTAGTATATATACATTAATAGTATTTAAACTTTTTGGAGATAAGTATAAATATCATTAGTTTCATAGTATTAAGATATTATGATGCAAATTGGTGAAAAAATAAATAGGTTAACATTGGTTGAATATGCTGGAAAAAATAAATATCGTAATAAGATTGGGTTATTTAAATGTGATTGCGGAAACACTAAAGAAATAATAATTTCCAACGTGTGGATCAATCGCGTAAAATCATGTGGAAAATGCAATGAACTGAAAATCGGAGAAAAAATAAATAAGTTAACATTGGTTGAATATGCTGGAACAACCAAACATAGGCAATGAATCGGGTTGTTTAAATGCGATTGTGGAAATACTAAAAAAATAAGAGTAGAATACGTAAGAAATTTCCGTACAAAATCATGTGGAAAATGCAATGAACTGAAAATCGGAGAAAAAATAAATAAGTTAACATTGGTTGAATATATTGGAAAACATAACCCATATCATAGGACAGGTTTATTTAAGTGTGATTGTGGAAACACTAAAGAGATACTAATGTGTGATGTGCTCAGGGGTCACACAAAATCGTGTGGATGTTTTATGAGATTAAAGGCATCAAATACACAAATTATGCTATTGTTAAGCGGAAAACATAATATGCGTGGTAAACGTGGGCGATTTACATCTAAAAAACAGTGTATACATATTAATTATGATTCATCATATGAAGAAAAAGCTCTTAGCATTTGGGAAACCGATTCAACTATAAGTTCATTTAAGCGTAGTACAGATCGAATAACATATGTTAATCCAGTAGACGGTTCATCACATGTGTATTTACCGGATTTCATAGTTGACGACACTCGGATGATAGAGGTTAAACCTCAATATAAACTCGATGATTCAGTGGTTCAAGCTAAAGCAGCAGCTGCTGAAGCATATTGTTCTGAGCGCGGAATGACATACGAAATATGGACTGAACATGAATTAGGTATAATCAAATGATGTACTTTTGTGATAACGTGATTTTCTAATTCTAATGGCGGGAGAAAAGTATATAAACTTTATTCCTGTATTAAAATGGGTTTAATATCAGCAGATCAAATTATACTTTTGGGGATAACATATTTTTTCGACGGAGGTTTCGTTCTCAATCTAAATGGGACGAAACTGTAGTCGATTAATAAAACGAGTTTCTTAGTTACTATTGATTGCGAATGATTAAATTTATAAAACTACTGGATCCAGCCGTCGATTCATTAATTACATTATACGACATGTATGTGGTAAATGATGAAGACGGCATTTATGGATATTTTGAGACAAAATCGTTTTTTACAGTAGAAGATGATTACCTTGAGGATCTGTTATTAAAGAATGTTATTCATTTCGAATTGCAGGATCACGATCATGTAGCACTGAAAGATTTTAGAGTGTATGTTTATTCAATGACTTCTAATTACTTTCAGCATCATGATAGGTATTATTTTGCTAATCGAGAGGATTTTGATCTCAGTGCGTTTATGTGGAACTGCGAGTCGAATAGGAGTAAGTAAATATGCAGATAGAACACGTATTAGAAACTGTAAAGTTGCTCGTAGAAGCTCATGGTGATAAAGAAGGATGCGTCGGACTTACCACTGGTAGTATGTCTGTTCAGTTCCGTTTTGGTAACGGATGTTCAATCGAGTGTGGAACTTACAATAATTGTCAACGATGTTTGGTGCTTCAGGGAGAAGTACCTGATGGGGTGGAAATCGGATGATGAAACAAAATCTAACTCCAAAAATTGTGGATGTTATATGTTCTATGGTAGAGCGTGGTAATTATTTAGATTCGGCTGCGGTAGTGGCCGGAGTATCACCCGCTAGAATTAAACAATGGATGGAAGTTGGAAAAGAAGAATTTGATCGTAGGGAAGCGGATGAATTTCCGAAGCAGTCATTAGATTTATTCGTAGAACTATATGATCGAGTTTTAACGGCTCAAATGCAAGCTGAAGTTGCATTGGTTGATATTGCACGAGAAAAGGCCGAAGAAGGCGATGTAAGGGCCGTTGGTTGGATCCTGGAGCGTACTAGGTCTGATCGGTTCGGTAAGAAAAGCGTTAAGGTTTCCGGAGATGATGGGAAACCGGTTAAGGTGTCAGTAACTTTTGCGGATATGGTACGAGATGCCACGAAAGATTGATGATTTAAACGCGGCTGCTATACAACAATATAAAGAGAATCCAGTTTATTTCTCGGAAAATGTTTTACATATAAAGCCTTGGGAAAAACAGAAACAGATTTTAAATGCCGTGCGGGATTATCCTAGAGTAACCGTTAGGTCTTGCAATGGTATAGGGAAGTGTGGTTATGCTTATCGATTTATAGATTTATATGATGGTACACATTGTCAAATGAAAGATTTAATCGGTAAAACTTTTAATATACCCACGTTTGACACTGAGCGGAAGTTTGCAGTTGCCCACGCCACAGACAATGGTATTGCTTCAGTATATCGAGTTACAACTTCATCTAATCGACAGCTAGAAGTTACAGGTAATCATAAATTATATCGAGCAATTGCTGCAAGAAATCGTGGTATCAAACCTAAAGTGGTTGGTTGGACAGAGGTAGTTGATTTAACAATTGACGATTTGTTATTAGTACCTACGAAATTAGAAGTTAATGGTATGATATCACGAGATATAGATGAAGTAAAGCTATGTGGTTATTTGATTGGAGATGGCGGCACTACTATTAATCCGATAACTTTTACGCAAGCAGCTGGAATTGCAAAAACCGAGTTTGTTAATATAGTTACTAGTATGAATTGTGGCTATCGAATGCGTGATAATTATGGGCTATTAGTTGTTGCGGGAACCTTTCATGGAGAAAATCGTGTTTTAGATTTAGTAAAACAATGGAAAATGTTCGGTGTTAAATCGAAAGATAAGAAATTTCCTGCTTTTGTTTGGACATTACCGAATGATCAATTAGCAGTATTTTTAAATCGATATTTTGCATGCGATGGTTGGGCAACTGTTCGGATTGATGGTAGTCATAAAAACGCGCATATAGGTATAACTTCTGCATCAGAGCAAATGATTAAAGACGTTGAAATTGCTATGCTACGAATGGGTATATCAGGCAGAACTCGATATAAGAGAGTAAAATGCAATGGGAAATATTTTGATTCCTGGGAATGGGCTGTTTTTGATCGAGTTGGTATTAATCGTTTTGCTGAAGTAGTTGGAATATATGGTAAAGAAGATGCGGTTAACCGATGTGTTGAAGTGGCCAATAGTAGAAAGTTTGATGTTATGTGGCAGTATATAAATGCGCCGGAAGGATATCATTGGGAATTTATAAAATCTATAGAATATATAGGAGAGCATCCGACAGTTTGCATTTCGGTAGATGATACGCATACTTATGTTACAAATTTCGTTGAACATAATTCGCACACTGCTGCTCAAGTAATTATGTGGTTTTTATATACACATAAAAATAGTATAGTGTTGAATACTGCTCCTACTTGGAGACAGGTCGAAAAATTGATCTGGAAAGAAATTCGTATTAATCATAGACGGGCTGGTAATCTCGGTGGTACATTAGCTCCGAAATCACCTGAATTACAAATCGATCAAGATCGTTGGTATGCGTCCGGTATATCAACTAATCAGCCTGATCGTTTTCAGGGATGGCACGCTAAAGATATTTTAGTTGTTGTGGATGAAGCTGCAGGTGTAAATGAAGAAATATTCGATGCTATTTCGGGTGTTCTAACTTCAGAAAACGCGAAAATGCTTATGCTTGGAAATCCAACGTCAGTTGGTGGTACTTTTTATAAATCATTTTCAAGTGGTGAATATAAGACTTTCCATATCAGTGCTTGGATGACACCGAATTTTACACGCTTTAAAATAACTCGGCAGGACATTATTGATGGTACGTGGAAAGATAAGATGGGTGATGAACTTGCTCCGTATCCATGGTTAATTCAGCCTAAATGGGTAGCATCTCAGTATAAGATGTGGGGGTTGGATCATCCGGCTTGGCAAGCAAGAATTGAAGGTAATTTTCCATCAGTTGGTGAACATACGTTATTGCCGTTAGATTGGATAGAAGCTGCAAGAAACAGAGGGTTGGATAAAGATGCGAAAAACTAGAGTTGTGTATCTGGTAGATAAAATATCAGATATTTGTGGGGGTGATATAGAGTGACAGTTTCGATGGGCGTAGACTGTGCTCGATTTTCGGGTCAGATCTTTCTGTGGTAGCTGTAGTTGATGATGCTGAATTACTACCATTACATGTATTTAAGAAAATGGATACGATGGAGTTAACTGGTAATGTTATAGCATTATATAAGAAATACAAGCCAGTTGATATTAAAGTCGATGTAATTGGTATTGGAGCGGGTGTGGTTGATCGTTTGCGTGAGCAAGGATATCCGGTCAATCCTGTTAATGTTTCATCAGCACCGAATAATACTGAGTTATTTATGAATCTTAGAGCAGAGATTTGGTGGAATTTACGAGAATTACTGGATCCAAATAATAAAAGAAACATAGTGTTTCCAGATGATGAAGAGCTTTTTGCAGATTTAGCTGCGGTTCAATTTAAATATAATTCACGCGGAAAAATACAAATAGAAGAAAAAGAAGAGATGAAAAAGCGTATACAGCGATCACCGGATCGTGGTGATGCTGTTGCTATTGCGTTTAGTAATGTGTTTAATCCAGCGAGTTTGTGGTATCCAGATAGCGCGGTTACTCGTCGTTTTGGACAGAATGCGTATAAAGGGTTGATTTAATGAAGTATAATGTTCCTATTGGCAAGACGTTTACCCCATTGCAGATGACGGGATATTATCAAAGTACTCCGGGGTCATCTCAAAGAATAACAGCTGCTATATTAGCTAATATAGCTCAGGTTGGGCCTGTCCAGCGACAGTTACGACAATTATCACTTTTGGGATTTCCGGGTTTTGATTTTAATATCATTGGCGACAGTGAGCCTAGAAAAGCAAAGTTACTAAAGAAAATAAAAGAACTTGATAAACAGGTCAATACTCTTGATCTGGTTAAACATTGTTTCTATGATATGACTGTTTTTGGATCAGCGTTTTTTGAAAAAACCTATAAGCAAGAAAGCGGTTGGATCATTCCTAATGTAGTTCAGTGGTTGCCAGCCAGGTCTTTTGCTGATAAGCCAAACACTTTTGTCGATGAGGATCGCTATATTTTCGGTAGGATTTTACATGGTGTAATTTATGATACTGTTTCAATGGAAACAGAATTTTATCAAAAGGTTTCTAACACCGGAGATTACAATAAGATTCCAAGTGAACAGCTCATGTTTTGTAAGGATCCTAATACCGAATATCCAGATGGTGAATCATATTTAGCGGGTGTGGTTCCAACTGTTCAGCAATGGCAGTTTATGCGAAAGAACTTTGTTCAATTCATGTCTCGTGTTGGAAAACCAAATGCGGTTGCTAAGATAATGCCAGAATACAATAACATGACATTACAACTTCCTTCAACAGTTGGTTTATCGGCAGGAAGTCATGTAGCTGCTAATAAGGCATTTACCGGAGTTTGGAATTATTTAGATACTCTGGTTCAAGCGCAGGGATCGGAAAATGCTTTTGTTCTTCCTCCATACACGGACTTAGTTTATCCAACGATAAATTCAGCGATTAATCCAATTGAGCCTGATCAATATTTAATACGCGAAATTGTGTCACATTTATTCCCACGAGACTATTTAGAATCCATTGGAAAGTCAATTCAATCTTCTGGTCAGCCGTTGTTGTTACTTTTAGAAATGATGGTAGCGGGTCATCGTGAAATTCCTGGTAGAGAATTCGAGAATTTCTGGAACCATGTATTAGAATTAAATGGATATGAAGAAAAAGTACAGCTTATTTGGTGGAACTTATTACCAAAGGATGAATCAGTTGAACAAGCTCGAATTGTAACTGCTGTACAATCAAACATTATGCTAATAGATGAAGCTCGTGAAAGACTCGGATTACCGAAACTGACAGATGAAGAGCGAAAGTTACTATACGAAGAAGTTGACATTAAAAATCGTCGTCAGAAGCAGGGTCAAGAAAATAATGGTAATACGAATGGTGTAACTGCTGTTCAGTTACAAAATGCTGCGGTATGGGATGGAGTGTCAACATCTGATGATGTAGACGAAAAAATAATGAAAGAATTACAAGCAAAAGCTGGAATTGTTGCTAAAGTGATGAAGGATTATGGAATCGTTAGTGGATGAAGAATACGAATATGAACTTCCATCTGGTGCAAAAGCCGAATTAACCAAAAAACTAGTCGAAAATAACAATGAGTTATGGGTAGTTTTTTGGTCAGCTATACTATTCGATATTTGGTATGATTCATACAATAAAAACTTACATAAGCCTGATAGTAGAGGACGATTATACGCACAGGCGTATTTTCTTGAAGAGGGACTCAGATTTGTTAAGCAAATGACTGATACCGATTTAAAGAAGGCCCGTCGATTAATTCTTTCTAATTGGAATGGAAGAGCGGATCAATTGGTCCTGGATGTAATAGATTCATATTTATGCTCGACTCAACGATTGCAATTAATATTACGAAGCGAGATCCATAAAGCTGTTCAAGGTGCGGTTATTTCAGCAGCGAAAACCGAAAATAAAACCATGAAACAGCGGCATTGTATGCATCAAAATTCATGTTTGTTATGTATTCAATTGGATGGTGAAACTGTGCCAATTGATTCATATTTTTCAGACGGTACGTTTGATGCGCATACTCATATTGGATGTCGCTGTCAGCTGGAGTTCAAATGAAAAAAGAAAATTCAGTTCAGGGATTTACTGATAAACCATGGGATCCATCTCGCGATAGGTTTACTGATGACGAATGGTCATGGTCATGTTTAGTATGCGAAGATGGCGTATGCAGTTTACCGATCCGTGAACCGGATGGTGTTATAAATATTAATGCTGTTCGAGATGCATATGTTCATCTTCCAATGGATTCTCCGCATAAAATTGATTTAGAAAGGTATTTAATTGCATATCATAATCAAAATCATGCTTTTGAACAGCCGTATTTAAATTCTGCTGCTGGAACTCAATGTGATGTAATAAATTATGAAGATGAGTATATAATAGAGCGCCCTGTTGTATTAATGAAAGAGGGCGTTTTTACTGGCACTGACGGAATGCCACGAATGAAAATATTTGAAGTTTTCAAGAATTCGGCCCATTGGCTTGAAGGTGTTCCGATTACTCGTAATCATCTACCAGCCGATGAAGAAGTTATGCCTGACTCTCCGAGGATGGGGCAAGTGCGATCCGTTAAAGTTCGTGAGGATTCACGAGATGTTTTCGGTATTGCGCGGTTTTTCAAAAACAAAATAACTCCTGAAGAATATACTGATATTAAGAGTGGAAAGAAACTTGATGGTTCAATTTGTTACCGTTGTGGGGTGGAAGTTTATAGTGAACCAAAACTCTTTAATGGTGTACCATATGTTGGATCTGAAATAGGTGAATACGTTTTCTATCATTATGCAATTGTGAGTGAAGGTGCATGTTCTTCATCCGATGGCTGTGGTATTAATCAAAATACAAAAGGTGTTACAATGACTGATGGTAAACAAGAAGGTGCTGAAGGTACTCCTACACCTGTTAGCAATCTTAGTGTGAAAGTAGAACTAGACGACGAAAAGGTGGAAAAGATTCTGAACGCTGCTCAGGAAACCGAGAAGAAGCTTAATGAAACAATTGCTACTTTACAGGCTTCTGTCACCGAGTTAACTGAGAAAGTAACTGTTACTGAGAAGGCTCTACATGAGGCTCTTACTACAGTTGAAACCTTGAACAAAGAGCGAACTCAGAAACTCGAAAATGCTGCCGCTGAAGAAGCTGCTAAGACAGAGGCTAAGAAGCTAGAAGGATTTAAGATGCATCTTAATGAAGCTGCACGAGAAAAGGCTTCTGAGTATTTCGAGGAGTATAAGAAGGTTGGCGAGTCTTGGTTTGTAGATAATCCTGACAAGCACATGAACGCTGCTCCTGCTGGCGAACCTATGGGTTCTCAGAAAGTTATTATTGATAATTATAACAGTGCTTTAACCGAAGCTCAAGAGGCTCTGGCTAAGGTTGGAAGGAAGTGATTATAAATGGCTTTTAAGAAAGTAGATTTATCTGATGGAAATATTACTATGTCTGCTGCATATGCAACAGCACCGGGTTCTGCAATGGTTAGAACCGCTGCTGGCAAGGCTGGTGCAGTAAAGTTAACAACTGAAACAAACGTACTCGGAATCGTCATTGATGATCCAGTACAGATGACTCCTAATGAGGGGTTCTATCCTGCTAATCATCCACTATCTATCAAGGTAGAAGGTAAAGTTCGAGTAAACGTAATTCCAAACGGCGCTGACGTTAATATTGAGGCCGGAGACTACTTAGAAGTTGCCGATGTTGGCTCCACTAATACCGGAAGACATGGGTTACTTGAAGAGGCTGGTTCTACTGCTGGCGCTACTAAAACTGCAACTAGCATTGCTCGTGCTCTGGAAGATGTGACCATGGGTGATGAGGGTTATGATGTGATTTCTGCTGTGGCTGTTGGAGATGAAACTGTAACTTTCTCCAGTGCTGCCAAGCTAACTGCAATGGATCTTTCCATTGGTGATTATGTATTACTGGAAGATTTAGATGGCAATGTTCAGCTGAACCGTGTAAAGTCTATTGATTCTACAACTGTTATTGGACTTCAGATACCAGCAACTGTTGTACTTAATGGATCTACTGATTTACTGACTAAAGTTTACCAAGTTGCTGCGGTATTAATTTAAGGTGATAAAAAATGGAATCTATGTTTGGTGCAAGTGCAATTCCGGTGGATTGGGTAACAAATTTCACTAAGAGAATTACACTTTATACTCAAGTTTACGGCGACAATATGATGGCTCGCCAGATAGTGGCTAGGCGAAGCCTACCTTCAACTGCTGATATCGATGTGGTATTGAAGTACAAGGATGCCGGTCAGAACGCTGAGATCGTTGCTAAGGGATCTGTTCCTGGAACCATTGGAACATTCGCAGAGAATGTTAAGTATGATGTGTTCAGCTTTGCAACATCTTTCATTATCAACGAGAGAGATCTAGCTAGAGATCCTGAGATGCAGGCTAGAAATATCGATCTAGGAATGCGATATCTGCATAGACTTGAAGATGATGTAGTTATTAATGGTAACTCTACCTATGGCATTGTTGGATTAGATGGCGTTGCCGCTCTGAACGAAGCCGGTAAAGTTGTTGCATCTGGTGCAACTGGTAATGATGTCAATAACAGGGGTGCGTGGGATGGCTCTGAAACCGATGCTGCGATGGATCCTTATGAGGACGTATTAAATGCTCTGGCCAGAATTGACGACAAGTTTGCCAATTCTCAGATGTTTCTATTAGGCCGCAGATCTGAGATGATCGGAATGTGGCGCAAGGATGCACAGCGTGATGCTTTCTTACCTCAGATTGCTTCTCTGCTTACCGGAAATGAGAATGATAGAAGCTTCCTGAAGTTCTCCGATGCTGTACCATCTGGATTTGCTTATCTGGTATGTAAGGATAGCCTGTTCGCTGAGATGGTTCATGCTCAGGATATCGCAATTGACGCTAACTATCCACGACAGAAGGGTGGAAATTACTATGTTGAGATGAGAGAGTGGCTTATTCCTCTTGAGACTCACGCAACTGGTGGCGTTGTAGAACTAGCCATTACTTAAGGGAGGTTGGCTTAAATGACAACCACACAAGGTAGAGGATTTATAGAAACTCCCGTTGCATCAGCTAAAATTGGCAACTTATCTGTAACCACTGTAAAAATCAACACTGGCGCGGTTACTGAGCCCAAGTTAGCTGCTGATGATGAGGTAGCTTCTACATTTTTCTTAGGTCCAGTAACTCATGATTTCGGTGCATCTGCGTCTGCGGTAGCTACTAAGCTAACCGATGCTGCTCCATGTAAGCTAGAAGTATTAGCTGCGTATTTTACTTTGATTGAGGCTAAGGCTGGCGGAACTGGTGATGATGTAACCAAGATCACTAAAGAAGCGGCTGGTACAACTGCATCTACTGGTACTGTTACATTAGACATGTCTGATACCGTATTCATGAACCATGCGAATAGCGTGGTTGGTGTGGTCGGTGTTGGAACTGCTGATGCTCAATTTGCTGAGGGTGCCGATATTTATATCTACACTGATGCGCAAACTAGTAGATCTGCTGGACAGTATTCTGTAATTGCTCTATGTAAGAAGATATCTTAAATCAAGATATCTTTTTAATATTTTTGGTGGTCAGTATGACAGAAACATGGGCTTACGCTAGTTCGACATCAATTAACATAACGGCTTCTCCGGCAGAAGACCTTCGAGCGAAATACTGGCCGGGACAATGGATTAAGATTACCCAAACAACTGATAAGTTTTTCATAATTACAACAACATCATATGCATCACCTGTTACAACATTAACTTTAGATGGCGGGGGCTTATATACTGTAGCAAATGCTGCAATTACAGCACATTCATATTCTATTGATCAAGCCCCAAAAGATGTTCCATATACATTTAAGCGGTTCCCATACAAACTAGATGATTTGAATTCTCCAGACGATAATACTGATTTGAATGCATCTACATCAGCACACGGATTAATGCAGAAATATCCGAATACCAAACAGAGACTTCTCGGAGATGCTAGTTGGGCAACACCAACTTTCGGAGTTAATTTTCCATTTGGAAACGGATCTGCTGTTCTGACTGCTGAAGCTTCGACAAAGAGAATTCCAATAGCATCAAAAATTACAAAAGCATATATTAGAAGTTTAGATAGTGATGGGGCATTAAAATCTGGTTCAATTACAATTACTGTTTATATTCATGATTATAATGCAGCAATTGGAAGTTCAGTCGATAGTTTTGCATTAAGCAGTACATCCAGCTTAGAAGAAACCGGGCTGAACATCACTGTCGCAGCTGGAAAGTACATCACCGCCATAACGTCCGGAATAACCACATGCGAGCAGGTTGTCCTTGACCTTGAGCTGGAGGCGACATGAGCTTCACGATAACGTGCCGCCCGAATGCGAATGGCACGTATCAGAATTTCCAGTATCAGGTACCGAGTTATGGGTCTCACTACGATAAAGTGGATGATGTAACCGTAGACGGTTCTACGTCCTACATTAAGGCCATGGGATTATCCACGTTGGTGGATACATTCCAATTCTCGAAGCCGACCCCACAAGGCAGAATAGTAAGCGTGACCGTGGTGTCTAGCTGCGCGTCTGGTGGCGATGGCCACCAAGCATATCTCTCAACGGCATTGTACCACCCATCATACAGTATCAAATATGGTACAGAATCATATCTATATCCGACTGCATGGGTTTGTACTAACCTGTCTACAGTGTACTCGACGAATCCGTGGACTTCCTCGCCTTGGACCTGGGACGATATCGATGATCTTGAGTTCGGCGCAGCTTGCAGATGCGGAAACGCTTCTCATATCGGCGTCTGTACCCAAACATATCTTCTCATCGAATGGGACTATGTCATAGCTGCTGGTGGCGCTCAGATCATCGGCCTGGATGTTTGGTAAATGTGATTTTGATTATATTTGATTATAATAAAAATGGAGTAATAAAACTATGACTGAAATTATAGAAAGTGTTATATTTGAAGGAACCCTTCGTAGAGATACAGAGACATCAGATTGGAAAGTTATACCAGAAGGCAATTGGAATGATGTGGTAATATTTAATGCATAGTGATATATATATATGGTGATAATATATGGCAAAACCAGAAACCGAAGCATGATTGGCAGCAGCCGCAAACGGCTTCACTCAGGTTATAGGCCTGGGCAATGCTCATATCATAACCCGCAATCCAGCAAACGGCAAATGCGCTTATGATGGGCCGATGCTGGGCTTCTCCAGCAACCACGGGCTTCACAGTGACCTGCGAGACGGGATCGGACACTGGATACGTTAGCGTTTTAGTGGTTGGCTAAAATCAGCCAGCCGCTTAAAATCTTTTTAGGAGAATAACAAATGATCGAAAAACAAATAACAATCGAAGGCGTAATGCGCTATGATGAGGAGCAGTCGAACGAAACCGCCGTATTGCAGGATTATAGAACGGCTGCTATCACAAAAGGTGCGACGTATGCTTTAGTTGAGGCCCTGCCGAATGATTTTGTTGTGCAAAATCTGTTCTATCGGGTAACTGAGGCATTCGATGGTACAATAGATATCGGAACCGATGCAAACCACTCAAGGATTCACGCAGATGCTAATTTCCTTAAGACGGTTGGCAAGAAGTCGGTAGCTAAATCAATCATGATTGACGCAGGAACCGGGATCAAGCTCTTCCTCGGCCCTGGAACCACCGGCAAGATCGAGGTCCACGTTACAGGCTTCCTTCTGATGCCGTCTTTGCTGTGAGAATAAAAACCAGTATCAAGAGGTTTTGTAGATGACGATAGTATATTGTGATTACGCGACCGGTGATGACAGCACCGGCGACGGTAGCGCAGGCAAACCCTACAAGACCATCACGAAGGCATCAACAGGCTTGTCCGGCGGTGATGAAGTCCGAGTAGCCAAGAGTCCTGCGCATATCGCACTATCCG